ATGAACTTCGACTATACCAACGGAAAGGCTCTTAACATTTACCGGCTCGAGAACGGTGCCGACGAGATCGAGGCCATACCGCCGGTTGCGGTCACCTACTTTCTTGACGTGCGTACCGCATTCCGCCGGCGACAGGAAACCATATCTGGAGAGCTCTTCACGGATTCAGCTGAGGACGAAGCCTTCGAAGAAGTTTCGAACGGCGCAACCCTATTCACGGAAGGCGCGGTCTACTCCAGATCGCGGAAAGTTTTAGAAGAGATCGCGGCGCAAAATAGGCATTGCCCCGCGGGAGGCGGCGGAGTTCGGGACGAAGCCGCTTCCCTTTCTTATCGAGCAAGGGAAGGAGCAGTAAAAACGATCCAGGGGTAGAACGCACGACAGGCCGGGCGCGATGTATGGGATACGCCCGGCCCTGAACAAAACCGAGAAAATTATGCAAAATCTACAACCCGACAAAAAAGTTGTCGACTTTCCCGGCCATTCAAAGAACGTTTTCCTCTGCGCCGGCTGCGGCGTTGTTCGTGTGGTTAACCGCGGCGGGACCTGTGCCCGTTGCATCCCGATCGTCCTGGAAGTCGCCCGGCGCGAACTACGCCAGCTAAAGGTGCGGCAATTCTGGACCGCCTTCTTTTGGGTCGGTATCGTGATCGCCCTGCTGGCCGTCTCCGGAATATTTCGAGGCGAGCTGCCCTGGTAAGGGCGGGTGTGTGAGGAAGGAGCTTTTTATGAACTCTAAAAAATTGAACGAAGCGCAGGGCCCGATGAAGCACATGCTCACGAGGGACGGCTTCGTGGTTAAAGGCCCGATAACGGTCCACGTCTGGCGCAAGGAACAGGGCGATAACGATCCCTACCTCGAGAAGATCGAGATTGACCTGCCAATGATCTTCCCCTATCTCGGCGGTCCCGAGTGGTGCATTTGCCGGCCCGGGCAATGGGCGACGCTCCTGGACACTACTTTCGCGTCCGAGCTCGTGGCCTATCAGGTGATGAAGGCCGAGTGCGAACAAATGAGAACAGGATCCAGCGAGCTAAAGGCCCTGGTCGCGCGACGGATCGAAGAATTATCAAAGAGCAGTGTCGAGGCGGCGCCATCGATCGCCATAACCAACGCGCCGCCTCGTCCGGTGGGACGCTAGCCGAGCTCGGCCTTCGCGAACCAGTCATGCGGAATAAAAGCTTCCGCGTTGCAACGATCTTAGATTAATGGAGCGAAAAGAAGTTGTGCAGGTCAAAACCCGAGAAACATTGACCATACCAATTCAAAAGATTGCGGCTCGAGTCTGCCCATCGCTCAGAAGGGCCGCGATAGGACGAGAGTGCGGAGGAAGTACCCGCACTCTCGCTTCTCTCAATAAAAACTATGGGACAGCTGATCATCGACACGATAAACCAAATGGCGCGGGTCGAATCTGCGGAAACAAACAAGGAGGTCGTAAACGGCTCGGCAGCTCTTTTGCAGAGAACCTTCCTCGAAATATCTCCCGATTCGCAGGCCAAAAGCTTGAACTTCTTTTACCGGCAAAGGACCGTCGCCGAGGACATGACCAGGTGGAACATTATGGGCCGCTATTGGTGGTGGACCGCAGGGGTGAACTTCACGTCGGCCGAGCGCGGCGAATTAATCATGAAGGAAACCGAGCGCCTGTTCGCGTGGCTCCGGGCTCAGAACGGCGAACGAACGATCTACCGGCCCCGCCGTTCCTTTTGGGAAGTAAAACGCGAGTTCGATGTTGCTTCGATCGAGCTCGGTGAGGCTTACCGCACATGCAGGGTCCTCGATTACGAGCGATTAATCGCACAGATGCAAAAGCAATTGAACGAATTGAAAGCCGCTAGTTTGAATCCCGCGGCACTGGTTTAACAAGTTTCGCGTTTGTGCCAATTCGAGGCGAGCGCGGAAAAAGGGCGGACGGTGTGGGAGCGTTCGCCCTCCCCAAAACTACTATGGCTGATTATTTAACTGAAAAACAATATCTAGGCGACGGCGTGTACGCCAAATTTGAAAACTATCAAATTGTCCTGACTGCTGAAGACGGTACCAGGGCGACCAACACGATCTATCTCGATGAGAGTGTGCTCGTTGCGTTCGAGAGGTATATCCAGAAGGTACGGGAGGCTCTCGATGCACAAGGTTGAGATTCCTATAAACTTCGGCCTTGGTCCTTCGCCCGATACGATGTTCGTTTTCGTCGGTGGAAACGACGGCGAAGCGGGTCCTAATTACTCGTGGTACCAGCTGGACGGCGAGAACCATCGCGTCCCGATCTTCGAGCCCTGCATCACCGGGTACGTGACAAACGTCAAAGGCGTCCGTAAAGACAGCCGGCGCGGGGTCGCTTACAAGGTCGACGTTACTATCCGCGGTGATCGCCCGTACGTGATTCGAAGCGGTATCGACACGAATTTCGGCCGCGGCCTGCTTTCTGCTCTCGAGATACTGGAGGATCTCCGCGCCCCGGTGTCCGTCGTCGCCAACCAAGGCAAAGAGGGCAAGGTTGTCTTCTGCGATGTGTTCAACCCCAGGACCTGTCTAAAGCTGTGGCCAGAGCGCAACGATAGCCGCGACTGGTTCGCGTTGCTCTTCGAGCTTCAAAAGCGCCTCGGCGTGGAAGTTCAAACGATGCAGACAATCGACCACCCGCCAGCGAATAGCGGACCCGGCCGGGCGGACCAAGGAGGCGCGGAGCCTTCCGCTGAACACGACCGTCTCGATGAGCTGATCACAAATCTCTGGAACGCCAAAGAGCGCTCTGTTACCTACGCAGCTGCGGTCAAGAAAAAATTTAACGTTCGCGTGGAAGATCTTAAGATCGCGCACAAGCGAGAGATCCTTCGGGGCCTCGAAACGGAGGAGGCTTGATCTATGGAACTGTTTTCGATCGAAACAGGTATTCAGGCGTTTCCGTCTGACAACGAGCTCGACAGCATGAGCCGCTCGGACCGCATCGCCGTGAAAAAGAAGATCAAGGAAGAGGTCGCAATCCTCGTCTACCAAGCGCTTCGACAGGCGAGAGTGAGCCCGAGCCCGACGAAAACGCGGCCTCTGTTTCGGGGCCCGGTCGAGGCGATCCTTACCGTCTATTATTCCGACGCGAAAAAACGGGACGTTCACAATCTGAGCATTAAGCACGCGCTCGATCTGCTGGTCCAGAAACATATTATTCCCGACGACGATTACACGGTTATCCCGAGAGCGACGGTCGTCTACGGTGGTATGCGCTCGAAGCCAAGCGCCGTTTTCCAGCTGATACCGATTCAAGGAGGGCGAGCCTGAATGCCTAACCGCTGCCGGCGATGTGTAACAGAGATCATCTGGCTAAATCACGCTACAACGGGAAAGCCGGCGCCGATCGAGGCCGCTCCGCATCATGACGGCAATTTGGTGATAAGCCGCGAAAAAGGTCTTTACCGGCAAGCGACTGCAGAAGAAAAGGAAACGGCAAAAGTCGAGGGGAAAAACCTGTATATCAATCATTTCGCGACTTGCGAGTTTGCGAAGAAGTTTTCAAAAAAGGCGAAAGCGGGAGGTTAGGAAATGGAAGTTCCGACTATCAGAGTTGAACGATCAGACGCGTTGCGGAAGATCCGTGAGTACAAGAGCCTTAACGCCCGGCAGCGAACCGCGGAGGACGATCGCCTTCAGGCACTCTATCAGATGGTTTCCAAGGGCGCGCGCGTGCTGAACGTGCGCGAAGCGTTCAAAACCACCGGGTTAAGCGAAAAAGGCCAGCCGCGGCTTGCTATCGCGAGGGGTGACTGGAAGACAGTCCGGTTTCAAGCCCATAGCGGTCATTCAGCATGGGATTATGTCTCGGGCGGCGGCAAGTTCAGTGACGCTGATAAAGACGAACGCTGGCGACCTACGCAGGATTATGTCCTCAAGGACGGTGCGTTCGACTCAGGCAAATTGACCGGTCGGGGCCTCCGTTCCCCGGTTCCCCATATACCGCCCGGTCTGAGGCCCAAATACAGCCGCTTAAGCAACTTCTACATTCTTTTCGAGGTCCAGAGTTGGGAAGAATACCCACGCGACCCGTTCCTACTTCGCAGAATTGAGGGCGACCTGTTCGTTGTGGTCGCCGAATGGGAATTGACCGAGCTCGAAGCGATGCTTCTCGGCTCGATTGTCCAAGGCAATTAATGTTCGCAGATTTGGAGGGAAAAATTATGAAAACAGCAGGCACGGCCAAGCGTGCGCCGGAAAAAGACAAGGTCGCGCAGAGCGAGCTCCCCGACGTTATTAAGAAACTCGGCTATCGTGCCGAGAAGTTAAAAAGCGGATGGGTAGCCTATGAGATTTTGGGCGATCTCGACCGAGATCGATGAAGACGACACAGAGAAAAAATAAGGAGAAAAGCATATTTATGGAACAGAGCAACGCAACCGGAAATCCGACGTATATGGAAGTTCCGATCGACGATGTTTTCCCGAGCGCAACCAATCCGCGCACGGTCTTTCACGAAGAGCCGCTAAACGAGCTGGCAGATTCGATCAAATCAAAGGGGATCCTTGAGCCTCTTATCGTTCGACCGAAAGGTGAGAAATTCGAAATTGTTGCCGGGGAACGTCGTTCGCGAGCTGCTCGGCTGGCTGGCCTCTCCATGGTGCCCGTTTTGGTGAGCAATTTTACCGACGAAGAAGCACTGTCGGCGCAGATCGACGAGAATCTTCACCGCGACGACCTGGAGCCCATGGACGAGGCGCGGGGATATAAGTTCCTGCAGGAGAAAGTCGGTCTTTCCCTCGATGATCTTGCGCTTCGGCTACATAAGCCGGTCAAGTTTATCCACACCCGCTTAAAGCTGAACGATCTGACGGTCCCGGCCCAAAAACTTCTGGATGAAAGGGAGCTACCTTTAACCCACGCGCTGGAGCTCGTCAAATACGATCCCGACACTCAGGCGAAGATAATCAAGGAGCTTCTTTTTGAACATTCAAACGGGGATAGATCGGTCAAGGTCTTCCGGAATTTCTTAGGCAGCATCGAGCGAAACATACACGCACTTCTTTCTCGAGCTCCGTTCGCGCTCGACGATGATCGCCTCCGAAAAGACAAGCTTAAGTGTGTCGACTGTCCAGCCCGCAGCGGAGCGATGCCAACCCTTTTCGACGCACCGGAGGCAAAAGACGATAAATGCCTCAATAGTGCCTGCTTCGACAAAAAGACGGTGAAATTTATCCAGATCACTCGTTCGGAATTTACCAAGAACGGGCAGAAGGATAAGAAAGATAAAACCTATAAGGCGCCAGTGATCGATACGAATTATTACGGGAACTGGGACAGCAGCGAGTACGAGAAGCCGATAATCGGTTATCACGATAAATTCAAGGTACTCACGTCCGACAAGGACTTCTGTGAAAAAGCTGAGCAGACTATCTACGTCCGCGGCGATAAGCGCGGGACCACGGCTCTAGTCTGCCGCGATCACACCTGCAAAAAACATTTTCCGTCAGTATCGCAGGATAAGAGCTCGTCGTCCCAAGCAGAGCTTAAAAAGAAGCGTGAGCGGCGCGAAGAGATAATCGACGTCAAAGTACGCGAAAAGATCCGGAGGGTAATCCTGGAAGGAGCCTCCGAGACTTTTGCGAATAGCTTCGCGTTCGAGGCCGGCCTCCATCGGGGCATACTTCCTGCACTGGTCGGCACTCTATGGCTCCGCGCTGAAGACAATGACCGCCGCCAAGTCGTTAGCCCGATCGCCCAAAAAATGGTTGGCGAAAAGGTTAAGCTTTTGACCAATAGTTACGACTTTTGGAATACATGGTCCCCAAGCAAACTCCGGCCAGCCGATTGGATCGAAGCCACCTTTAGTGAATATCAGCAGAAGCGCCTTCTCTTCCTGTTCAGCCATGCTCACGACGGCGAGATGTATCACGGCAATTATAGATCGCAAAAAGCCATCATGGAGCTCGCCGCGATTTATGGGTTTAACTACCGCCTGATGGACGCCGAGGAGCGCCTAGAACTGTCCAACAAAAAGAACCGCCCTCAATTTGAGAAATATCTGGAAGCAGTAAGAGAGGGCAAGAAAGCGGCCATCCCGCGACTATACGCGGAAACCTACGCTTGCGTCGACGACGTGGTTCAAAAACCCAAAAAAGCCCGTAAAGCAAAAAAGGCGAAAACCGAAATGGAGGCGATCGAAACCGGGCTCCAGGAAGGCAAGGACTTTGATGAAATCGTCGAAGAATACGCCGCGGAACCGGTCGAGGAAAAGGTGGCCGCATGATCGGCGACCCTAATCGAATCGTCCAGTGTCGAAACTGCGGCTTCACGTCGACCGTGGAAGCCGCAGACGCGGCCGGGCCCTTTTGCGCCGGTTGCGACGAGGTCAAATGTGCCTTTTGTGGCTGCACGGATACAACACCCTGTTTTCATCCTGAACACCCGAAAATGGCGTGCGCCTGGGCCGAGCCGGGCATGTGCGACTTCTGCTTTAACAAGCTCGCGGAAGAGTCCTATATCGCCGTTACTACCAAGATCGCGGACCTGCAGGAGAGGAGGATTATCACCTTATGAAGATTACCGTCACAAGCACCGAGCAGATCGTCCAGTTCAACGACGTACCGGCGCGGGTCTGGGCCGGGGAAACCGACAGCGGGATCCCGGTCCACTGCTTCATCACCCGGATCGCCGTTGACGAGAAGGAAAACACCGAGCAGTTCGATCGCGAGCTCCAAACTCACGAGCCGCCGCGGCCGGAGCTCGCTGTTTACCCGCTGAAAATGATTCTTTGATACCTCGAGAGGAGAGAAATGGAGAGATTAAAAAGGTTTGATCCGGACCTGAGAGTCGTCTTTGAGCCCGGCAACCATGAACACGCTGTTAACTGTTATACCGCCGGCCGGGACTGGCTCATCAGGACCGGGATAGCGGAGCGCGAGGGCTTGTACGGCTTTCTTTACGCGCCGAAGCACCCCAAGGTGCCAGCCACGGCCAAATACGCCCCGATCGGCCTCATTACCGAGCCGCTTTGGAGCGTACAGATCGAGATCCAGGTCGATAGCGACGACACCCTCGCCTGGCTCGGCGGCGTGAAGCTTCCGGAGAATGCATGGTTTGAGATGATCTTGGATTTAATATGAGCGATTGCCTTGAATGTAGACGAAAACAGAAGCGCATCGAGCAGCTCGAGCAGCTTATCGCCAATATGGCGCGTTCGGCCGACGAAGTATTCGGCAAGATCCTGACGACAAACGTCGTCAGGTTTCCAAGGGAAACGTACGCCGGGCGCCCGGCCGCGTTGCGGGAGGTACCGAAACGATAATGGCTTCCGTATTCCTCGAATCAAAGCGCGAACAGTTCCTCGAGCGGCCTTTGCCCTCCAGCGAAGAAGCCGAGCGGATCGTCCTCGGCTGCATACTCCTGGATAACCTTTTAATGCTTCAGGCTGCCGAGCTCCTCAAGGTCGACGATTTTTATTCTCCGCGGCACCGGAAGATCTTCGCGGCAATGTTAGGCGTTTTCGGCCGGGGCGAACCGCTCGAGCCGGTCCTGATCGGTGAGGAGCTCAAAAAGGAATCCTTACTCGAAAGCATCGGAGGCGTTGCGACAATAACCAACCTTACGTACGGTCTGCCGCACATGAGCGACCTCTCCCTCTATATAGGGATCGTCAAGAAAAAAAAGCTCGCCCGGGACCTGGTACGCGTTTGCAACGATATCGTTAGCGAAACGCTGAACGAGGAAGAAGAGGTCGAGGACACGCTCGAGCGCGCCGAACGGCAGATATTCGCCTTATCGGATTTTCAGCTAAAAAAAGGATTTTCAAAGCTCGGCGTTGTCGCTCGAGAGATGAAAGCAAAAGCCGAGGAGTTTTCAAAGCGGGAAACTCACGCCCTGCTCGGCCTTGCTACCGGACTCCGGGATCTCGACGAGAAAACCGGCGGACTACAAAAGTCCGATCTGATCATCGTCGCCGGGAGACCCTCAATGGGCAAGACGACTTTGGTCCTTAACTTCGCCTCAAATGCCGCAAGGGACGAAAACGCTGTCGTCGCCGTTTTCTCACTTGAAATGTCCAAAGAGCAGCTTGCAATAAAAATGACCAGCGCCGAGGCGAAGGTCGACAGCAACCGGTATCGGACCGGTTATCTCACACAGCAGGAATGGGGCAGGATCTCGTTCGCTATCGACGGCGTCATTACTGAATCCAATATCTTCATCGACGACACCCCCGGTATATCCGTTTTTGAAATGCGGTCCAAGGCGCGAAGGCTAAAGGCCGAGCAAAAATCTTTAGACCTTATTGTCGTCGATTACCTGCAGCTGATGAGCGGCGGCAGGAGGACCGATTCCCGCCAGCAGGAAGTCGCTCTTATCTCGCGCGAACTAAAGGCCCTGGCCAAGGAGCTGAACGTGCCTGTGGTAGCGCTCTCGCAGCTCTCCCGCGCGCCGGAAGCCCGGAACCCGCCCCGTCCTATGATGTCCGACCTCCGCGAGTCCGGGCAGATCGAGGCGGACGCCGACGTGGTCGCTTTTATATATCGCGAGGATTACTACAAACCGGACGACGAAAACGCCGGCATTGCCGAGATCATCCTCGCCAAGCAGCGAAACGGTCCTATCGGCACCGTAAAGGTCGCTTTCTTGAAGGAGTTTTCGCGGTTTGAAAACTTTTTCGGGGAGTAAATAACACAATTTTCTAAACGAGCAAGGGAAGGTAAAACAACACAAGGAGAACAAAGATGGAAGGAACTTATGTAATCGCACGGACCTATTCCGCAGGAGTATTTGCCGGAATATTGGTCAAACGTGATGGAAAAGAGGCAGAGCTCAAAGATGCCCGGCGGCTATGGTACTGGGCGGGAGCTGCTTCTTTGTCGCAGTTAGCGGTAAAAGGAACGTCGTCGCCGAGCCAATGTAAATTTCCCGTTGCCGTACCCAAAGTCGTGCTTACCGAAGTGATCGAATTACTCGAGGTCACCGAGGAAGGTAAAAAGTCGATCGAAGAGGTGCCCGTATGGGAGCAGTAATTAACTCCGGCTCCGGCTACGGCTACGGCTACGGCTCCGGCTCCGGCGACGGCTACGGCTCCGGCTACGGCTACGGCTACGGCTCCGGCTCCGGCTACGGCTACGGCTCCGGCTACGGCTACGGCTCCGGCTCCGGCTACGGCGACGGCTCCGGCTCCGGCTACGGCTCCGGCTACGGCTACGGCTACGGCGACGGCTACGGCTCCGGCTCCGGCTACGGCTACGGCTACGGCTACGGCTCCGGCTCCGGCTACGGCTCCGGCTCCGGCGACGGCTACGGCTAAACATGTCAAATCGGGGAATCTCTTCGCCTCTACGGGCTACGCGATTCCCCGATTTGTGGTTCTTTCTTTTTGCTCATCTTTCTACTGGAAATAGTGATAAACGAATTTTCAAAACTACTTATCAACGAGCCGCCTCTCCAGGTGCTTCCCTCGCTGGCGTGCTTGATCGGCCTTCACCGCGCGATCGTCCTTCAGCAGATCCATTACCTTTGGTCGCAGAAACGCGGCGGGGTGATCATCGAGGGCGAGAAGTATATCTACAACTCCGCGCGGGAGTGGGTCGAGGATTATTTCACTTTTTGGAAGACGGTCAATAAGAAGACCGGCAAGGTTTCCGGCGATACCGTCAGTAAGCATCTTCAGTGGCTCGAAAACGAGGGCTATTTGATCGTTAAACAGCCGAACAAAGGTACCGGCGACATGACGAAATATTCCCGGATCGACTACGAATTTCTGAACAAAAAATACGAGGAATTTTTGACGGCGGGAGTGGTCGACCATTTGGAGAATAATCCGAATGCATCTGGAGAAAAATCCAAAGACCATTTGGAAAATAATCCAAATGGTAGCCAGCAAAAATCGACCGACCATTTGGAGAATAATCCAAATCCTTCCTTAAGAATTAAGAACTCTTCTCCAGAAGATTTAAACACACACAAGAGCAAAAAAGGTGTGTGGGAGGAGCCTTCGGCTACCTTCAGAGGCTACGCCAAAAACTTCAGGACCTGGTGGGAAAAATCGCACGGTCCGGGCAGCTGTCCACTTGATACCGATACCGTTTTCATAAAGCAGATCGAATGGCTGCTCGACGAGGGGATACTGCTCAGCGAGGTACAGGCATTTTACAAATTCGCTACTACTCACGCGTCACAAACCAGCTGGCGGAAAGGGCCTGTCACGATCGCAACTATCCTGAAGGAAATAAAAGCTTGGATGGAAAAGGAAAAAGCCGCGGGACCGGCCGCAAACGGAAACGGCAAAGCGCCGGTTTATTGCGACGCCTGCAGGGACGGCTTCGGCTGGATAACGATCGTCGTCAACAAGGTCCCACGCAAGTCGAAATGTAAGCACGAGGAGGCGAAGCAAACCGCGCAGGTATGACGCACGAATATCTGAAAAACACTGTTAAAAGTGGGGGGGGGGGGGTATTACCGACTTACCTTTCGCAGATGGCTCTATAGATGCCGGGATCCATCTGCTCTTTCTGGCGACGCCGCGCGGGGTGACCAGGACGACACAGGAAATTGCCGATGTTGCAGGCTGTAACAAAAACAATATTTGGCTGATCGAAAAAAGGGCGCTGAAAAAGCTCGAGCAGGCATTGGAAGCGAAAGGATTGAAGATTTTTTTAGACAAACAAAGGGAGACAGAAATGAACGAAAAAAACATTGATTACACAAAATTGGAGCAGATGATCACCGACGGTAAGTCGGTCGACGAGATCTGCGCGGAGTTCGAAATATCGAGCGGCACTTTCTACAACAGGAAGAATTCCGATGAGGAATGGAAAGCCGCGATCGATAGAGGAAAGCAGCGTCGGAAAGGAGTGCCGGCAACGGCTTCTAACGGTCAGGTCGAGCTTCCGGAGGACGAGGAAGAAGCGCTTCGGATCATCGAGGAAAAGGTCGTCGAAGCGATCAGCGCCGGAAGCAATCTAAGGCGAGCGATACACACTGCCCTAGAAATGTACCCGCCCGGCAAGATAGGCCAGGCGATAAGCGGCCTTGTCGCGGCCCGGGCTATCGTAGAACGGCAATGCGGCGCCGTGACGGCATACTTTGTCAAAGGCAGTGAGCCGCCGGCAACGTCGAAGCTGGTTATGAACGGGAACGGTGGTGTCGATATCGTCCAAAACACAAACGGGCATGCCCCGGAAGCGCCTCAGACCGGAGGCGACTACCTCGAAAAGATAGCCGAGGAAGCGGGGTCGACCGCTGTCGAAGAAGAAGATCCGCTCGAGATACCCGAGGAAGGAGATGTTTTAGGGACGGAAAACGAACTCGCGGCCGCGGCTGATCACGCGGACGAGGAGGAGAAGCAGTCTAGCTATTGCGGAAACTGCGGCAGGCAGCTCATTGACTCCCCGTTCCTGGATCTCGGAGTTGACGGATGTGATGGCGCAAAATGCCTGATCGCCGAGACTCCGCTGGAAAACCCCGCGCAGGAAGCGGCCGCAGCGCCCGCGCCAGCGTCTCCGTTCGATCTGCTCGCGGAGAAAGATCTGCCGGTCGATAACTTCAGCCAGCAGCGGGAGAAGGAAAGCGAAAAGGTTCCCGAAACGGGACCGGGAGACGAGGAAGCCGAGTCCCATCGCCGGCGGGAATACGAAAAACGCGAGGAATATTATTATCAGGATATTCCCAAGCCGAAAACCCTCTTCGAACACCTGTTCGGCGAAGGGATGGGCCCAGGGATTGGAGGGAAGGGTTCGGGAGCGTTTTACCCGATGGCCGCGCTCATGTCGGCCTCGGCGTCGATGCCGCAGTTAACGACGGTGGTCAATCTGAAAAGCGGCCGGCTCGTTATCGACTTCTCCGGTAACTTTTTCAAGGAAACCGCGCTCGGCCGAGATCTCCTTTGCGCGATCGCGGAAGTGGTCGAGGCCCACGAGGAGCAGTCTCGCGCCGAAAGAACTCCGCCCGAGCGTGCTGAGAGGGCAGCCGAGGAGGTCAAGAGGTGACCAAACAGCAGCTTATCCTCTCGAAATTAGCCGAAAGCCTGAAGCTCCTGTCGAAACAGGAGCCAGCGCTTCGGCGCATGAACAGGATGGCGATCGCCGGTCAGTCGGTCGCCTACCTTATAGCCATCCAGGATGATATCGACCAGGAATCCCGCGACGCAGCGTTGTTCATGTTCGATTTCTTCACGATGCAGGCTTTCGGCTACTCGGCAGCTGCCGGCGCGATCCGAACGATCGCCGATAAAGACTTTCGAAGGATAATTCTTCCGGAGAATGAAACCTTCGCCGAGGATCACAACAAAGTTCTCGAGAGCGGAGAGCTGAGGGACTTCTTAATGGCGGGCATGAACGACTGGTTTGAGGAGTCCGACGCGAAAATGAAGGAGTTGGCGGCCACCCTTCACCAGCGGATGGTCCGCGTTATAAACAACGAGGATTTCCCCGAATACATCGAGGAGGGCAAAGATGCCTCAGCTTGATCAATGCGCTGGATGCGCTTTCCGTCCGGGCTCGGAGGCGAGCGAGGAACCGGTAAGCTATCTTACGGCCGAACTCTGCGTCCTGGGCCCGAAATCCTTTCACTGTCACGAGTCGGTCGATTATAAGAACCCGGTCTTTGACCGCCCGCTTTCCCGCCAGGAGAGACGCACGCTGGCGCCAGCGGCGCGGGTATGTGGCGGGTGGACCAAGCGCGTCCAGGAACTCAAAGCTACAGGCTACTACGACGAGAACCCGGTGGAGACGAAGGTCTTCGCCGCGGTCGCGACGGACACCCTCAAGGATTGGCAGGCGGAAGATGATCCGGCCGAGAAAGACGAGCTTCTTGAAAAGCTCGGTGCCGTTCTTAAACAGCTGAACGCAAAGAAGCGGAGGTTTATTCCGGCGTGATCTGCACGGAAATAAAGATCGGCGACGTTAAAGCGATAGTCTGCCGAGGCCGCGGCCGGCGAAAGAAATGCCATTACTGCGACGGCGACGAGGATTTCCTTTGTGACTTCCCGGTTGGAAAGAAAAGGAACGGCGAAAAGAAGGACTGCGACAGATCGCTTTGTAAAAACTGCACGCAGAAAGGAGTGAGCCCGGGCGTTGATTTCTGCCGTGAGCATTACCCGATCGCGAAAGCAGCATACGAGGAGCGCCAGGCGAGGAACAAATGAGAGCAATTCTTAGTCAGGAAGCTATCGGCCGCCAGATCGCACATGCCCGGCGGACGCAAGAAATCTTCGAAAAGGAACGCGAGAAGCGCTTGAACGGCCGCGTATACCGACCTATTGAGGGCGTGAAGATCTCCGAGGATTACGGAAAGAGCTGGAAACTACGCGCTTTGTGCGACGAGTGTCTCCGGTCCATCGAGCCGCCAATGCAGAGGCGAAAGCAAGGAACCGCCGGCGCGGCTAACTGCGACTGGTGCGGAGCGAAGAATGAACTATACGCCTAACGTGAGGGGCAGACTCGCGGGATGAAACGAAAAAAGGAGAAGTATTTTTATGCATCATTCACGAGAACCTTATCCGGGGGAACAGCCGGACCGACCATACAAAAGCGACCGAAAACCAGGCGGGAGCGACAAATTAGCCAGCGCAGCGCGGCCCAAAGGAGAAAGCTTCGGAGCTACCGGCCAGTTTCCGGAGGGAAAGCTGAACGAAGCGGACGAGGGAGAAATCCAATTCGGCATCACCACTGACAACGGTAAGGTGGTTATCAATTTTGGAACGCCGGTTTCCTGGATGGGTATGAACCCGGAACAGGCGCGGGAGCTGGGCGCTCTACTTTCACACCATGCGTTTAAGGCCATGCCGGGTGCGCCTCCGGATGAACAGATTTTCGTTACTTCCCTTCTTTCCGGCCGGACGCACGAGCCGCTAATCGAGATCTCCTGGGGCGTGAACAAGGCGCAGCTTCCACTCGGCGACGCCCGAAACCAAGCGCTATATATCCTCGAGGCCTGCGAGGCGTCTGAATCGGACGCGTTTGTTTTCCAATGGTTAACACGCGACATTATCGGGACCTCGGAAGACGAAAAAGGAAACATCGCCCTCGTTATCGAGGAGTTCAAGGCGTTCCGTGAAGCCAGAAGGTTAAAAGCTGTGAAGACCGCGGGATAGAACAATATGTCTGAAATTGAAGAGTATAAGGAACGGTGTTTAGCGGATATCAAAGAAAAAGCTACGCAGGATCCTACCACATGCCAGCACCCGAATTTTGCAACGATCACGGTAGTCTCTCGCATTACCGGGAACGAAGCGCCGGACGCGCCCATGCAATACGGTTATGTTGAGGTCCTCGTAAGCTGCGCGGATTGCGCTACACCGTTCCATTTTTACGGCGTCGACGGCGGTTTGTCACCGAATCGGCCAATGTGTTCACCGGATGCCTGCGAGCTGCGCGCGCCAATTCGCGAAGGTGCGGCGGATCTTCTGACTAACATGAAGTTTGAGATTTTCAGGAATGATCTGACGGAGCTGAAAGGCGTGAATTGAGGGAGAGCGGTATGAACCAAGGACAACTAAAACCGGTCGAGTTCGACGAAGTAAACAAGCGGTACTCCGCGCCAGGCTGTGAAGATCTTCCCGCTCATTATGACGGGACGCATGTTATCACTTGCTGGATCCTCACCGATCGGCAGATAGAGGAGCTGCTTGAAACGAAACGCATTTGGCTCGGGGTAGTAGGAAAGAATCCTCAACCCGTGTGGCTCACAACGGATTATCCATTCACCGACCTCTCCGTTTGGCCCGATCAGATAGTAGACAGTGAAGCCGAGCCCGATTAAGCCGAACATTATGCCTGCCGCAAAACTCAAAATAGTGCGACCGAAGCCGCCGAAGATACTGCTCAAGTCTTTCGAGGACCTCTTCATTCCCGCGCCCGAAATTCTCACATTTACCAGGGAGGCGTTCTTAAATCCCTCGTCAAAGCTCTATAACGAGGACCACGGCCATCTTTTGAACGCGGATATAGGTTTTCTATGGACCAACGTCCCTTACAAGCGCCAAATGAATCCTGTCGCCGGCATGGCACAGATCCCGCGCCCGTCGCCGACGCTCGACGCCTGGACCAAGGCGCGATACTGGCAGCAGCTTCGCGAATGGTTTGGCACCGATAAGCTCGACTTCCTCATCACCCTTTACGCCAAATATGCGGACGAGTGCGACGATGCAAGTTTCTGCGCCCTCGATGAGCACGAGCTATACCATTGCGGCCAGGCCGAGGATGAATTCGGGTTCCCGAAATTTCGCCGATCGTCCGGACTTCCCGTCTACGGGATCCGCGGCCATGATGCCGAGGAGTTCGTCGGGATCGTCGAGCGCTACGGCCCGGGCGCCGGCGCGGGTAAGACAGCGGAGTTGATCGCCGCGGGAAAAAGAAAGCCGAAAATCGCTCTCGCAGACATCAAATCCATCTGCGGGACCTGCTAAAAGGTGACTTATGAAAAATGACGTTTATCAATGCCAGTTGTGCAACCAATACAAGACCGTGCCGGCGACCGTCGAAGTATTTCCCTGCAAAGGCGGTGGAGATCACGATTGGAAGCTCGAGCGTGACAACGGCGCCATGGAGCGCGTTATCGCCGACGCGAGCCACGACTTTTACATCGACATTCTCGAGAAAACCGGCCGAACCATGCTGCCTATCAATTTTGATCGAGCAAAGCCTTTATCTGAGGTCCATGAGGACGAAGCGATGCGAAGAGTTTTGGACCGCCTGGGTGAAGCCTCGGCGAGAGCGGAAGAGGGGCCTCGCCACGGCGTATGATCGACTTCTCTCAAATAGATTGGTTCGTTGCCGGGATCTCGAGCGGAAAAGACTCGGCCGCGCTCTTGCTCTATTTGAAGAACGAATTCTTTCCCGAAAACGATATCCCGCTGTCGAAGCTGATCTGTACGTTCTCGAACACCGGCAACGAGGCGAAGGAAGTCTATGATCACATCCTTCTTATCTCGAAGGAATTGCACCCGGTCGTCTGGCTCGAGCCCGAGCTTCCGTTTTACGACCTGGTCCACAAAAAGAAGATGTTCCCTTACAAGCAGGCCCGATTTTGTACGCAATACTTGAAGCTTGAACCCGCCAAGCGGTTTATGACGACCCTCGGGGGCAATATCGTCTCAGTGACCGGAGTACGCGCCGAGGAAAGCAAGGAGCGGTCCTTGTACGACGAATGGGGCCACTCCTTAGAGACATATCACGGCCGGCCGGAGTGGAGGCCGTTGCTTAGATGGACCCTCGAGGATGTGTTCCTGATTCATAAAAAATATAGCTTTCCGCTAAACCCTCTTTATGCAAAGGGCTTCACACGCGTCGGATGCTTCCCCTGCGTCGTATTCGCTAGCAAGAGCGAAATTCGACTGATTGCGAACCAATATCCGGAGCGGATCGATCTGGTACGCGAGAAGGAAAACACGATGCCGAACGACGCGGGATTCGGCCAAGCGTTCCCGATCGATAAGACGCCGAAACGTTATCGTTCAAAGCTGATCATCACGAAAGACGGCCGTGAGATATACGTTCCGACGATCGACGACGTTGTCGCCTGGTCGCGCACGTCTGACCGGAAACACAGCTCTAATTACGACTTTCATTTTGAGGATTTCGAGGACGAACCGCGATGCATGGCCGGAGTCTGCGAGTAGGGCGACGGCGGGGCGACAGAATAGTTTTATATGGCAGCACTCACAGACGCAGTAAAAGAATATATTGTCCAGCAATTAGCGATGTACGCGCAGCCTCAGCACGTCGCGGACCTCGTAGAACAGGAATTCGGCGTTACTATCGACCGCCAGCAGGTTTTCAAATACAAACCGGGCAAGAGCAATTTGTCGAAGAAACTCAAGGACCTATTCGACAAAACCCGCGCGGACTTTCTGGACCAGCTGGTCAAGATCCCGATCGCGAACAAGACCTATCGGCTGAAAATGCTTCAGACCGCTCTCGAGAAGGTGATGGCCAATCCGCGGCTCAACACGGTGGAGCTGCGCTATCTGCTCGAGCAGGCCGCGAAGGAAGAAGGAGGCCTGTTTACCAACCAGCGGAGGATCGCCGGCGCGAACGGCGAACCGCTGTTCGATTCGAAAGCTTTTGCGAACGACGTGCTTCAGGAGCTCTTGCGCGAAGGCGGAAACATGGAGGAGTCGATCCAGTTCGTTGTTGACCGGTACCAGATAAGCCGCGACGATCTCGTGAGCGATGCTAATAATTAGGAGACGAAAATGCTAAAAATCACCCTAGAGCTTGATACTACATTTACCCTGCAGGACGACGGCGACCTCGTCGTGGAGATCCTTCAAGACACCAGCTCGCCCGGCCAACCCTGTACCGACAGCCTCGCGTCCGTTAAGCTGAGCTTTGACCGCATCTATTCACGGACCCTTAACATCGACGCCGAGGACCAGGAATACGTCGACGATCTCCGCACCAAGGTCGCCGGCCGGATGCGTGCCTTTGCCGACAAGATCGATCCCCCGAATGCCCGAAGTACAAAGTCTTAAGTCAGAAGCGCCGGGTTTCAATCCCGTGGCCGTTGCGATCGCGAAGGAGCTCGAGCTGAAGCGCGGCTTTAGCCCTCCGCGCCCGGCCAGGCACCGGCTCAAGCGAAAGCCGGTCCTGATCATCCACCTGAGAGAGTACGTCCGGCGACTCTTTCTTCTCCGCGGCATCGATATCGATCCATGGCAGGAAAACTTCTGCGACCGCCTCGAGGCGGCTTTCTTCGGCCAGGACGAGAAGGCGATGCAAGCCGCGATCGCCGTCATGCCGCAGGCTGGTAAGTCGGTGATCATCTCGCAGGCTTATATCGCGTGGATCCTCGGCCATGATCATTATCACCGCGTCGTCCTGGCCTGCTACAACCTCAAGCGCTCGCGAAAGCACGCCCAGGCCCTCATCGCGATCATGCGCAGCCCGTTCCACCGTCAGATATTCACGGACCCGAACGGCTGGATCCCGAACATTGTTTCCGACAAAGAGTTCTCGACGATCGCCCGGCTGGACAATTACGACGGCCAGGACAGCTTTACCGCGGCTTCCCTTCTGACCGGCCTCACCGGCATCGGCTACGACACGCTGATCATTGACGATCCCTACAAGGACCGTAACGAGGCCAACTCGGAAACGATCCGCGAGAAGAGCTGGAATTTCCTCGTCGAGACGGCCCAGATGCGCGGCGGCGATACCGGTAACATCTTCCTCATGTTTCACCGGTACCACCAGGACGACATCGGCGGCCGGGCCCTGGCCTCGGATTTTTTCACTTTCGAATATTGGCACTACGACGCGGAGTTCGTCGGGGATTACGTCGACGACGAAACCGGCCGGTCCTATCCGGATGCGTTCCCTCGTGAGCTCGGCGAGTATCTGAGCCCGCGCCGGTCCGACGCCTTTTACGAACGACAGAAAAAGAATCCGGTGCTATGGAACTCGCAATTCCAGCAGCGACCGACCGGCGCCGGCGGAAATATGTTCGACGTGCGCAGGATCCGCGAGGTCGACCAGCTGCCCGACGAAAGCGAATTCGCATTTGTCGGCCGCGGATGGGACAACGCGACCACGAAGGATGGCGGAGACTTTACCGTCGGTATCAAGATGGGTATCCGGCACGACGAGAGCATCCACATTTTCGACGACATCCGCGAGCAGCTCGACAGCGGCGCCAGGCTCGAGCTTCAGAAGGACACGGCTGAAGACGACGGGAAGATGGTCCTGATCACTCACCCGGTCGACCCCGCGGCCGGCAAGGACACGGCTTTCCAGTTTCAGCAAATGCTTCCGGAATATACGGTCGAGCTGATGCCTACGACCGAACGGAAAGAGGTCCGCGCGCATCCTTTTTCGGTCGCCGTCAACCGTGGGCTTCTGACCGTTCCGAAGGGAGCGCTGTGGTACCGCGCTTTCAAGAACGAGGTAAAGCATTTCCCCGGCTCGACACATAAGGACCAGGTCGACGCCGCGGGCGACGTGTACCGCAAGCTGCACGAGAAGCTCAAGCACGGCCTCGTGATCAAAACGTTCGCCCCGCAGCGCAACGTCGTCGGCTGGTCGGCCTTCGCCAAACGCTTCGGCAAGGGCGTACCGCATCACTGGCATATCTCGGCCGGGCTGAAGGTGTCGAACGACAGCTCGGTCCCGTCCGGCGCCGTCCTGGTCGCCCGGGCCGCGGAGAATGCCTTCATCGGCGAGGCTGTTTTTGTTCTCGCGTGCTACAAGCAGCTCTCCGGAGACTTCGCTTCGGTCGTTAACTGGCTGAAAAAGGCGACGGACTTCTTCGTGCAGAAGGAGCAGCTGCCCGGCGGGAAGCTAAAGCCGAAGCCGATCCCGCTTCTCTGGATGAGCGATAAATCGTCCGACGAGATCCAGACCGCATGCTCGAAGCTCAAGGTCAAGCTAGGCATGTTCGAGGGCGAGCTCGAGACCGGCATCCCGGAGACGAACTGGTACTTTAGCGAGGAGCCGAAGCAGAAGCACCCGTTTTACCCGAATATGAACGCCTCGAGGGCTTATTTACTCGCGGCCGACAAACAGGTCGACAATCCGATCAACGAGCTCGGGCTGATCTCTCTCCGGCAGGAGCTCGCGGCCTGGACCTACAACCAAAAGACCGAACCGCAGGAACACGGCGGCGTGATCACCGAGTGCCTGAAGATGATCCTGACCGGCTTTAAGCCGCAGGCATTGAAGCTCACGGCCTACGAAAAGGTCCATCATTCGATCGACGAGGAGTTCCCGCATCTTTCCGACGCGGCGATCGATAAGGAGAAAGACGTGCAGGTCCGCCAGCAAAGGCGATTGCAGAGGCAAATCAAAATGGATAAGATGTTAGGCGACCAGGAGAAACCCGACGTCCAGGACGACGGAACTGACCTTATGGAGTTTTTGAAGAGGCAGGGGCAGATCAAATGACGCAGATGAAGCAGCAGAAATTAACCGAACAGGATTACGGTCAGATGGTCGACACCCTTTTGCACAACTACCCTTATCAGCAATTCGACCGCGGCGACGTCGAGAAACGCCTGGAGGAAGTTAAATCGCAGGATATCGGCTTCGACGACACGGTCTTCTGGCAAATGGTCGAGGACCGTGTCGACCATTATTGGATGAACGTTCACCCGGACCCTACTCCAGAGCGCGTCCTGCACCGTATGCAGGAGAATTGGAAAATTCAGGAACAAATCTTGAGCGGACGGGATGCTGTAGAACAAGCTCTAGCAGCCTCTTTGGACGGCGCTGGATATCGTAGTGGGACTTCGGTAATAATGGAGTGGATATCCGATGGCTACGCTTTTTATGAAAGCCTGGTCTTTCCCTACCAGCAGCAAATAGTCAACAAACTCCTTACCTTGGCTGAACATTTCGGCCAAACGCCGGAGGGGCAGTTACTCGGCGCGATCGCGATGGTTCTCGAGCTCGACAAGACGACCAATTTCATGAAGGCCAACGAGGGATTCTTCCGCCGCGTCTTAATGGCAGCGAAGGGCGAGCTTCACATGGAGAAAGAGGACCTCACTTACGACGAACAGGAGTTTTTCCGGAAGTTTACGGAAATTTCCAACGAACCGGACGAGGATTTTCCGGAGATAATCCACTAAAGCTATGACCGAACTAACGTTAAATCTCAACACTATTTTCGAGCAGCAGCCTCTATCGAAGCTCGTAACCGCCGCGGTAAGACATTTGATCGGTTCGCTAACAAAACCGGGCGACATGGTTCCCGTTTTATATTCACCTGCAATCCCGCGCGACATGCTTGTTCTCACGGACGGCATCACTTTCGAATTCGTTAAAATCGAGGGTTAATTTTTATGGACCTGATCTACGGACTGTTAATTGGAACTCAATTCATGCTCATTTTAGGACTAGCCGGCGCTGGTTATTATCTCTTCACCCGCGTCCGCAAAGGAGACGGCGAAACGAAGGCCCAGGGCAAAGCGATCGCCGATCTGTCGGAGCGCCTGCAGGAGGTGGACAGCGCACTTACTACCGAAACCGATGCGCGTATTCGACAAGCAACGGACCTCGACAATCGCCTTAAACACTTCGAAAACTACAAGGTACCCGAGCATCTAAGCCTGACGGATGAACTAACGATCCAGGGCGAAGTTGCGAAAAGGCTTGCAAATTATCGCGAAACCGGTGATATTAATTACCTGGATGAGGTACGGGAATCGGAGCTCGCGGTCCACAACGCTCAGCACCATCCCCGAGCAGTAAATTAGATCATCCTAGCCCTATTTTGATTACTACAATTTGATACCTATCACGGCTTAAACTCGAATTTTTCCGATAGGCGGTTTTTTACGGCTTCACGCTTTTGCGGCGTCGCCGGGGAAATTTGAGTTTTATGGCCGAAGAGTATACCAGCTCCAATTTCGAGGAGATGATCCTCGCCTCCGTCAAGGAAAAGAAGGAAGCCTACGACGCGGACAACGACGAGCGCGTTCGCCAGGCGGTAACAACCGAGTTCCGGTACCGCGGCGACTATTTCGGGACCTTCAACACACTCAAGACCCGCAACATGGAGTATGTCGGCGGCCTCGGCAAAGGGCTGGTGACATTCCCCGTCGTTCCCCGCGCTATTCGATCGAAGACAGCGACCATGCTCGCGACCAGCGTAAAGATCGAGCTGAAGCCCGCGCGGGAGCTCCCCGAGATCGAGGCCGGCGTCGATCTCGCAACGAACATACTCGCCCGGGCCGAGACGAACATCTTCGACGAGGATTTCGAGATAAATACCGCCCATCTCCGGCAGACGCAAAGGCTGTGCTACGTCCGGATCTTCAATAATCAGAAAAAAGGCATCCGGTACCAGGAGCAGGAACGCGGAGGCGAACCGACGCAAAGGCGAATCCACGGCAAGATCTACGGCTGCGGAGAATGCGGCCTCGAGGTCGGCGAGGAATACGTCCAGCCGGACGAAGCCGGCGTCATGCACTGCCCTGGAGAGGATGGCGAGGGCTGTCCGGGCACACTGCGCCAGCTGCACGACGAGAAGGTCCGCGATATCGTCCCGTTCGTAACCAAGACGAAACGGACCGGCGAACCCGATATCGAGATAATCTCCGCGCTCCTGACGCGCATCGACGATCTGCCCTGCGTCGGGCTTCAATTCGACAATACAGGCTGGTTCAACGTCAATCAGCTCGTGCCGAAGCTCGAGCTTCAAATGCAATTCCCGCAGTTCAAGGACAAGCTCGGCGAGCCGAACCCTGAGAAATGGAGCGCCGGTACCGCGTGGTGGTACGCGCTAACGAAAGAGCGCGGTAACTTCTGGTATGCCGGCGGGCTCTCCGATGGCTACAAAAAAGGCCTCCGGCAGTATTTTGAGCTTGAAAAGTGGTATTATACGCCCGACAAATGTCTCGGCTATACCGCAAAAGGCGAGTGGGAGCTCGAGGGCGACGGCGAAGATAACCTCGGCTTCTCGATGAAAGAGGGCGAGACGATCGAAAAGGCGGTCCGTCGACACTTCGGGGCCGTCGAGGAGGAGGTTCCGCCCGCCAACCCGCCTGAAGGCGACGATATCGCTACCATGGAGAGCGCCGAAGCCGCTCCGGAAGCTGAAAGCGAATACGATCAGCCGCACGCCGCGGGCGAGGATTTCGAATTCACCGGCATCTGCTGCTGGATAGCAAACGGCAAGCTCCTGAAGGTCGAGCCTTACGATGTTATTAACGATTTCAACCCCTACGGCTGGACGATCAACGCCTCGAGTTATTACCCGCTCGGAGAGGAGCGTCTCAACAAGCTCCAGGACGCGATCACGAACATCCTCTCGATGATCTACTCGGCGGGCCTCAAACGCCAGCTGGCCGCGTTGTTCGCCAATCCTAACCTGGTCGACGAGGAAAGCCTTCGGAAAAACCACACCGGCGGATTTATCTTCGCGAAGACCGAAAGCGGCCTCCCGCTCGAGCAGATCAACTGGCAGCAGCAGCTCTTTTATCTGGACCCTCCGGGACTCGATGCGCTCGTTTGGGAGCTCGCGCAGCTCATCATTCAGATCCAGAAGGAAGAATCCGGCGTCTACGACGAGACCGTTGGCGTGGCCAACGACAAGAACCAGACAATGGGCGGCCGCCTGCAGGCAGCCAACCAGTCGCTTCAGCTGATGCTCTCGCCGGCGCAGGCCAAGCGTAAAGGGAAGATCGAGACCTGCCGCAAGCTCCTGAAGAAATGGCAAACGATGGATAACGCGGCCTTCCAGATGATCAAGGGCTCGTTTAACGAGGAGTGGAAGCCGCAGGATATCGCCGCCTTTAAGAACCTCGATATCGACTCCGACGTGGTTTTCAAGGTCGTCGAGGGTACCGATATCCCGCGGGCGATCAACGATCCGCAGGGCGCGCTTATGGCAGCCTTCCAGATGGGCCTGTTCGATCCGCAGATACCGCTCCCGCCAGTCGTCCTGGTCAAGCTGCTTCGGGCCCTCGGCGTCGAATACGATCCCAAGAATACCGACGCCACGCGCCGGCTCGCGCAAAAGCGCCTCAAACTTCTCAAGACGAAGGTTGCGAACGTTCTCGCCCAGACGCCCATGGAGAACGCGTTCGTTATTGTCGAAGAACCGCTCCCGCAGCCCGCGCCGCCGGGAATGGAGACCGTTCAGCGGAAGATCCTCGATCCGCAGCTCGAGGCGGCGATCATGGCCGACGAGCGCCTTCAGGCTCACGAGACGGAAAACCATCAGGTGATGATGGAGTTCTTTGTCGACCATATCAACGGCGAGCTCGGCCGTGATCATCCGAATACGATACTGCTCTGGATGCTCGATGTGTTTTACAAGCAGCACCTTACAACCATGGACAACATGATGGCGCGGGAAGCGGCCACGCAGGGCAGGATCGAGGGCACAGGCAGCGCCGTAGCGAATGAGACTGCCCGGGCTCTGTCCGGAGAGGAAGAACGCGAAGCAGCGGCCCTCGAGGCCGAAGCCGCGGGCCAGGAGAAGGAGATCGCATCCGAGGAGGACCGGCAGATCCTCGATGCGGAGGAAAAAGAGCGCGGCCGCGAGCATGAGATCGAGAAAACGATCATCGGCGCCGTCGCTAAAGGTCAAGGAGGAGGAGGTAAGTCTACGAAATGAGAGCAGAAATAATTAGCATAAGCAACGGATCCCTTCAAGGGAATAAGATCACAATGGTTCGCGGCGATACGCTGGAATTAACATTACGCGTATTGGACGATGGCGACTCACCTATGCCGTTAAAAACATTTGAACAAGAGGTTGACGGACCAATGCGAGACTTTTCCAAGGCGGCATCGCATCGATTTTCTATGGTTGCAACGGCGGAGCTTAAAGATGGCGGAGATCTGCCCGTCTTTTCCTTGTCCTCCCGACAACGCTGTGAGGTTCTTTATGCCGGGGAAGATCAATTAATTCTTATCATTGGCGAAGCCCTGACAAACAATCTTCCGGCTCCGCTCAAACTTACACTCGCGATGCGAGTCACAAGACACGTGGAGGACGGCCCTCGATATGTTAGCTCGATTTGGTCAGGCAATCTGCTCCTTGAAAAGAGTTTTTGCGGCAATGAATCCTAAAAGGAGGGCTGAAAATGAACGATCGCGAGCTGGTAGAAAAAGCCCTTGCCGGCGACGGCGATGCCTGGACGGCCATTCTCACGGAAAACCACGGCCGCGTTAAAAACGTGTGCTTCCGGATCCTCTTCGACCCCGCGCTTGCCGAGGACATGGTCCAGGAGACAATGCTGGTCATATTCCGGAAGCTCGACACGTTTGAGTTTCAGTCGCGGCTCTCGACGTGGATCCACCGCATCGCCGTTAATCAATGCCTGATGGCTATCCGGGCGCAGAAAGGAAAGCGGTCCGTCCCGCTCGACGACGAGCTCGCCAAACAGCGCCTCAAGGCCGCGCTGGTACCCGGAAGCGAACGGCCGGCCGCGCTTGACCGGGGATTCCTGCTCAAGGAAACGATCGCTCAGCTACCGGCCGGCTACCGAAACGTTCTGATACTCCACGATATTGAGGGATTCGAGCATGAAGAAGTGGCGAGGCTTCTCGGCTGCTCGGTCGGCACATCAAAGTCCCAGCTGCACAAAGCGCGGAACAAAATGCAGAAACTACTGAACAGGAAGGCCAACCCGCGGGTATTCCATCCGTCCTATCTCGCTGCATGAACGAAACACCATCGACCAGGCGTTTAAGCGGCGAGGAAAAGGCCGTCGCCCGTCACCGCGACACCATGAACATGCGCCACGAGGTGCAGAAATACGACCCGGACGCGCTCAGCCGGTTCGACGCCGTTTTCGGAGCGATGGTAGTTTTGATGCAGTTTTTCCTTGCCATAATAGTTAACCAGGCTGCGCTGTCATACCGTATGAACCGGCATGAAAAGCGTCTCGCCGGCGCGGCCGTATCCCCTTCCGAAAAGCACCCTTGAACATTCGCTCTTGACGAATGCTCTAAAAAGGGTTATTTTTCTCTCTGTCTGAAGCGAAAGCTAAAGACATTGAAAATTTGATGGTTTAGAGAGCGAACGCCGAACGCCGGCGCCGCTAAAAGTTTAAGCCCTGATTCAGAGTTTTACGGACGATTATCCCGTAGAGCTCAGGATCAGGGCTTTTCGTTTTTTTACCCTTAACAAAAAATTTGTGTGAAGGCTGCCTTTGTTCTTCTTCGTGCGTGATCCGGACGAGGCAATGTATCACACAGATCCTTTAGCACGAAACAAAAATGAATATACCAGCACCAGGGAGCGATGTAGGCCAGGAAGCCGCTCCGTCGTCAGTTGCTAACGATGGCACACAGCAACAACCGGATGCACCCGCCGGCAGCGGCGGAAAGGAATCCGGAGGAAACCCCTCGTTCATGGAACGCGCCGCGGCCGCCAAGGCAGCGCTGCAAACCGGAGACGAAGGAGAAGGCGCAAACCAAGATCTTGACGTGCCTGGAAACGAGCCGGACCCGGCCGACGATCCGGCAGCACAGCAGCAGCAGCCACCCCCGGACCCGAACGAACCCGATCCGAACGCTCCGCCTGAAGGCGAGGCCAAACCGGACCGGATGAACAGTTACAAGAGGGTGGTAGCCGAGCGCGACGAAGCTCAAGCGGGACTTGAAAAAGTTAATGCCGATCTCGCCAAGTATGGCGGTACCGACGGCTTTAACCACATCGCTAGTGTTTTCGACGCGTTCCTGGACCCGACAGGAAAATTCACGGTTACCGAGCCCGGAGCGGACGGCGCAGCGCCGGTCGAGCGGGAGCTAACCGGGAGCGAGATGATCAACAATTTCGTGGAGCAGCTCCCCGAATCCGACAAGATCTTCTCCGATTTCTTCCTGAAGGGCCTCGATAGCATCGAGAATCGTGTTTTCGCGGTCAACGACGTGATGAAGCAGGAATTCGGCTTAAAACCCGAGGGCAATATCACGGCGGACCAATTCAACACGATGCTCGAGTACATCGCTGCCAAGGTCAATCTGGCAAAAACGCCCGCAGAAGTTGAAAAAGTGTTCAAGGACCTGGAGTTCGAAACCAAGGGACTCGACTACAACGCGGAAGAATTCACAAAGGACCGCGAAATAGCCGAGCTCAAGGCAAAGCTCGCAGCCAAGGATAATCCGGAGGCACAGCCCGCGGATCCCGTCGCTGAGATGGAGAAGAGCTACCAGAAGGCGCTCGAATCCGAGCAGGGCCGAATCACTGCAGAGGAAACGCTTCTCGTTGAACGGTATCAGGAAGTAGGTGCGGAAACACTCGCAAGCTACGGCTTGGCGCCGAACGACAAGGATTCGCCGGAAATGGCCGAAGCCAAGCAGCTGCTCAACGACCTGCTGCTCGGCAAGCAAAATATTGCTTCCGTCATTCGCCCGTCGAAGGCCTTTAAGATGGCCGCTGGATTCCTTCACAAGAACACTTTGAAAGCCCCTGCCGGGACGATCGCAAACGGCAATCTTACGACTGCCATGAGTTTGAGGCTCGACAATCTGCTGGAAAAACTGTCGCCGCTAATTGCCGGGGTGAAAGCGCCGGCCAGAAAACCGGGCCAACCCGGAGCGAACGGAAACGGAAACCGCCAGAATATCGACGCCGGCGGGGGAAACCCCGGAGGCGAGAAGAAAGGCTTCATGGATCGCGCACGCGACGCCACGGGCCGGCAGATCAAAGAGTTCTAGAGCTATTCGAGGCGAATCCGCTCCGTTGCAGAAAAGGATCAGAAATTTTGTAAAGGAGTAAATAATTTATGCAGGGAGTAACAACTTCATCGATCGATACCCTTCTTGACAATATCTTTGCGGACGTCAAGATGATCGACCTCGTACCGAACGAAAATTCGCCGGTCTGGGACGATCTCTCCGAAGCACCCGCCGAGAACATGAATCAGAAGGGCGGATTCTACCTCGTAAAACTCGGGGCCACCAATTCGGCGCAGGATTCGCAGTTCTCGGATTCCGAGTTCACCGACTTCCCGCTTCCGACCAACTCGGAATACTTGCGCCTGCAGGTGCTTCCGATCGTCACCCGCGCCACCGTCCAGGTCACCGACCACGCGGAGCTCCAGGACAAGGCCAAATACAAAGAAATGCCGGCGAAGGACGTTGATACCGTTCTCAACGATATCAACGGCGAGCTGCGTTTCGTCGACCTCAAGCGCTCGCGCCAGATCTGGGGCGACAGAACGAACGTGATCGGTACCGTCGGCTCGATAGTTACGGGCACGCGGACCGTCACGAACGATATGTCGACGAACCTTTTCGGCTCGCGCTTTTTCGAAAAAGGCATGCGCGTCGAGTTTCGCGATACGTCCTTCGTGCTTCGCCAGGATGTGGCCGGGCTGCCGTACGTCAAGACCGACGTCGTCAATAAAACGCTCGGCACGTGGAAGTATGCTGCGGCGACGCCGGCGCCGGTCGGAGTAGCCGCGGGCGATCTCATCTACGGATGGGGCGATTACAACAATGCCTGGGCCGGTATCGACTACCACACGAAGACGACCGGAGCCTGGCAAGGCATGGCCGACCGCTCTATCCACGACCGCACCCGCGGTATCCGGATACCGGCCGGCGGCGCGGGTGTTAGCGCGTCGCTGCTTCGCCGGGCCATTTCCGCGCGGCGTAACCGCCTCGACCAGGGCAAGAAGCGTCCGGGCCTGAAATTCTATGCCTCGGCGCAGTACGACATGTACGAAGCCTCCGGATTCCCGCAGCAGGGATACGCGGACGGCGGCGCGGACCTCAAGCGCGGCTTCCGCAAGCTCTTCTTCGGCGAGATCGAGTTCGTGTATGACCGCTTCGTTCCGTACGACGCGATCTTCCTCGGCGATCTCTCGAAGCTGCACAAATTCGGGATGCAGAACTTCCAGCCGATCAAGGATCCGGGAACAGGTTCGTACCTGCGCCGGCTGCCTGGCGGCGACGGACAGCGCTGGTCCCCGAAGAAACAGATCATCTTCCAGGGCGTCGGCAATACGGGAACGAACGATCCCGCGGGCCTCGGCGTTTGGATAACCGGTCTGGCGGTCTCCGACGTGAGCATCGGTTACGAGTAATTTGACAGCTGATCGAGGGCGGGGCTTTTGCCCTTCCCTCGGGTCAAGCCAAGAGGTCAAACACAATGGCTAATTCCGAAGTACCCGTCAAGGGCACGCAGGGCCTGAGCTACTCCGGCCTTAACCGTTCCGAGCAGCCGAATTTCACGCTCAACGGGTTCGACGTCTACATCAAGGTCTATAAGGTCGGCACCGGATATGCGGACAGCGTCGACTTTCAGACCGACTTAAAACAGGTCTTCACGGGGAAAATAATCCTGAGTCCGACCGCGGACGCCGCGGCTTATACGTGCACCCCGAAATCGGGCGGCATTATTCACGTCAACGATCTCGACGAATTGTCCGCGAACGACGTTTTTATCCTGGTCGCGATCGGCTCCAGGACGTAGAGGTTTTTTTTCAATGGAACAGGGGAGCAGGTCCGCGATCCTCGCGGTTGAATTGAAAAACAATCCGGCGCCGTATGTGCCGCCGTTCATCCAGAACGAGCTCACAAAGCTCGGCGGTACCGTCGGGCCGGGCTTCGGCCGGTTTACCGGTAAACCCCGCGTCACGCTCCTCTGGGGCCAGACGACGAGGGCTTTCGAGTGCGGGAAGCAGCGGATCCGCTTCGTCGATCCAAAGATCGACCCGATCTTTGAGAAACAGGCTTTTCGGATAACCCCCGAGGGGATCAAGCAGCTCGGGAAGCTCCAGCGCATCGCCGCGAAAAGGCGAGAGGCTGCGCTCAAATCCGCGGATTGGGATACCTATCACGCGCTTTTGTTCGCGCCGGCCGAGTATTTTCTGAAAAAGTTCATACCGGTCAAGGAATGGGCCCGACTCGCGATCGGCAGCAGCTTCGAAGAGACTGCGCGGCTTTTGCCCGACGGCTGGACCTACTTCGAGGACATCCCGACGATCACCGAGATCGGCTGCCCGAATTTCTACGCCGTCCAGTGGATCCCGGGCCCGCAGATCGACGAGAAGTGGAACTGGCAGATGAACCGCTTCGGCCAAAACCCTCTGATGGAGTTCGGAGGCGACGAGCGTTTCGTCGACATTATCGGGCCATACCCGCAATACGGCGAGTATTGGAACATCCTGCTGAAGATCGAGGCTGAGAATGGCGGTTACGCGCAGCCAGACGAGCATAACTGCCTGGACCCTATCCGGAAGATGTTTGCCGAGGCCCGAAAGGCTAAGCCCAAGTCGAAGACCGAGACCATCGAGGACCGCCTGGTTACAACGGTCCACAACCAGCAGCTGGCGTCGGCCGCGCGTACCAGGCGCACGATCGACACGTTGATGGCGGAAGCAAATATCGTCAGACACGGTAAAAGCAAAAATGTCCGCATTTTTCCGAAGGACCGCAGTATTAAGCGAAAGCCTTCATACACAAAAAAGGCCTGAAAAAGGCCACCACCCAGGGAGTGAATTGTTATGACCAATGAATTAAACGATTTTAATATATCCGATCTCTACGATAGCGACGACGCTGCGGGAGCGCTCGAGGAAGCTGCTTCAGAGCTTTCCGAAGAAGACGACGACGAGGACGGCGATTTTTTAAGCAAGATCCGCCAAGGAACGCGCCGCGAAGAGATAATCGCCAATGCCAACCTGCCGCGGTACGGCGTTCCGCTTCTAACCGATATCCGGATCGTGGCCGACCCGTATTTCTATATGGGCGATTTTAACGTGAAGGTCCGGCACCAGCCGGGCGGCCGCCTCGTTAACAAGGAAAATACGCACTGGTTCCCTCGGTTGGAGCTCTATCCCTTTACCACACAGGGGTACCCGATACCCTACGAAGGCCGCGCGGAGCTCCTAAGCGAGGAGCAGGCCGAAGAAGAGCTGGGCTCGAACCCGGCGGGATTCGATTTCTCGACCGTCAAGTCGACCGTCGCCGAATCGCGCCGATCGGGCAGGATCTCGGCCGCGCAGTTCGCCGAACAGATCTATGAGCGGTTTCAGTCCGAAGGGTTTACCCTTCTTTCCGACAAAAAGACGCTGCTCGGTTACGAGAACTACGACGAGGCCCGCCTGCTTCTGAAGGCTGTGATCAACCGCAAGGCCGTCATGGAAGCAATTCCGCAGCCCAAGCGCGAGCGCCTCGGATTCGAGCTCGAGGGCCCGTTCATGCCGGAGATCATTCTCTACCTTCAGGAATACTCGAGAAAGACGATCGAACGCGCCGGCTTAAGCTCCGGCGATAGCGATCGGTGTGAAGCTATCCGCATCGAGCTCCTGAAAGGTGCCCGCATCGCACGCGAATTCTGCGAACGAACCCTTACCAAAACCGAAGGCTTGATCGATATCAAGGAGAAGAAAGGGTATGACCCGCCCGATCTCATCCACCGGGATCCGTCATTTCCTCCGGACCTGGTCGCGATGATCCACCTCAACAAGCAGCCGCGCGATATGAAGGCCCTCGATATCGCCCAGCGGACGGGCGCAGCCGTGGCCGCGGGAATTAACCAGCAGCAGGCCCCCGCCCCGCCGCAGCCGCCTCTCCAGGGATATATTCCCGCGAGTGAGGTCGACGAGATCGTAAACGCGAAGGTCGACGAGCTGAAGAAAAGCTTCGACGCATCGCTCGACGAGCTGAAGAAAACATTTCTCGCCCAGAATCCGGCGCCGGCAGGCACGGAGGGCGAGGCCGAAATCGCTTCACCGGAAGCGAGTAAAGCGGAAACGGGTAAGCCGTCCGCCGCTGATAAACCGAAGACCAAAAATAAATAAGGAGTAAATAGCTTATGGCAGTCAATGTAATTTCGACCACTACAAGCGGCGGCGGCACCAAGCGCGGAAGGATCGTTGTCCAGAAGACGGACAGCACGGCCGCGGCCGCGGCATCTATCTCGATCGGTACCATCCTGGACCCGGCGGCTAATAACAAAGCGGTCGTCGCCCGCGTCAGGGCTCTCGATTCGAATAAAGCGGAATCGGCAACGCTCGTAAGCGTCACCGGGCGCGCGGTCGCAGACGGCGCAGGGACCTTCACGGTTTACGTGTGGTCGCCGATCGCCGCCGGTATTACCGTTCCCGCGAATTCTCATTTCGTAATCGATTGGGAAATCACGGAAAGCGTGACCAGCGACTAAAAGGCTTTTGCCTGTCACTCACCCCGGCGGGGCGGGCGGTTCGCGCCGCTCGTCCTTTTGTTTTTATGAGCGAAAAGAAAATCGTTTACCCGGTCCAAGGCGAGAACAAATGGCTGTTCTTTTGTCCGGGCTGCCGTTGTGGCCACTTCTGGCAAACCGCACCGGCGACGCCGACGTGGACGTGGAACGAAGATTATGAGAATCCGACCGTGAGCCCGAGCATTCTCGTCCAGCACAGCAAAGGCGAAAAGGATATCCGATGCCATGTTTTCATTCGCGAGGGAAAGATCGAATTCCTAAACGATTGCACGCACGAGTTCGCTGGCCAGACGGTCCAGATGGAAGAGTACTAAATGATCCTCGATGAATTCATTAGCGCGGTCCGCGATTGGTTAGGCGACGCGGAAGACCACATTATCGGCGATAACCAGATAATGTTTTTCGTCCTCAGCTCGCTCGATTTCTATGCCGCGCAGATCTACAACGCCGGCAAGGGGCGCGTCGAGTACAAGGTCACAAAAACACCGGCGACAAAGGAAACGACCGTTTCCGAAACATTCGCGTTCGGCCAGGTCGGCTACGTCCGGCGCAGGATCTACGACGGCGTGGCGAGCGACCTTTGGGAAGACCTGGATGTTTGCGACAAGATCTCGGACCTGAACGACGCGGAGCTCGCCGGGCGGCTTGCGGTTTACTTCGTCGGTCACTCGCCTATGACCATGATCCTCTCCTGGAATCCGGACTCGACCGAGACGCTCGAGCTATGGGGCGAGAAGCTGATGTTCTCGGACCTCGAGGAGACGAGCGACGAGGTAGCGGACATTCCCGCGCTTTTCCAGCATTTGGTTATCGAGGGCGCGGCGAAGAAGGCAATCAACCTGCTTTTGCGTACCGCGCCGGCGCTCGCGGAATTTGTCCGGGCCCAGAAGGCGGAGCTCAATGAATCGATCCAAAGGCGGGAGATAATCTGGCGCAACTATCTCGCCGGCACGATCGACAAAAGGCGGACCCACGAGATCGAAGCCTATTCGCCTTTGCGCGATCCCGTCTTTTACGAGTAAGGCAGTTTAAGCAATGGCAATAACCGTTACAAAAGCAAATTTTACCCGGACGCTCTACTGGTCGATCCTGCTGCTCGGCATGCAGGACCCGGACTTCACGGCGCCGACGGTAAAGGAAGACGCGCCGTTTACCCTCGACAACTTCAAAGAAGCGGTCATGCAGGCCGATATCGAGCAAGCCCTCGTCATTGTCGACCTGCTTGATCACCCCTACCGGAACGCCTTTTTTACCGAAACACCGGCTTCGCTGGCGTACGGCGATCGCATTCCTGTAGCTATCGGCCCGCACTCGAAGGTAGCGGTCACTTACACCGAGGGCGGCGGGGGGCACACCAAAACCGTGTTCGGCAGACTGGCCCGGAATCGGCAACATATTGAACTTTGCAACGATCAGTCGGACATCTTCGGCGACGGCCACGGGCTTTACTGGATGCAGGACGGCCATATTTTCTTTTGCGGAGACTCCGCGGCGGTCCACTCGCCGACGGTGAATCTTAACCGGTCGACCGTTATCTCGAGCGATACCCTGCTCAATCCCGATGCCTACGCGAACGGCGTGATCGCACGCTCGTTCAAAATGCTCTACATGAACGGCCAGGACCAAAGTCACCGGAAGTTCTACATCGACCAGGCCGATAGATTCGACAGACGGATCGCCGGCATGGCTCTTGACCTGCCGGAGCCGGAAGTGTTCCAGCAGCTTAATAATTAATTTTCAAGGAGTAAAAAACTATGACCGTTAGGAAAAAGGCCAAATCGAAAACAGGCGACGGCGAAAAACCCGTCGAGGATGTGAAAAAGGAAGCAGCGGAATCCGTTGAACGAGAGGCAGCACCGGAAGCACCGGAAGCACCGGAAGCACCGGAAGCACCGGAAGCACCGGAAGCACCGGAAGCACCGGAAGCACCGGAAGCACCGGAAGCACCCGCGCCGGCGAAATCGGACGAGCAGATCGACGAGGAAACCGAGGACACATTAAGCAAAGCTCTCAATGAGAAATTCCCGCCCGAGGAGACGGATGAACCCGGCCTCGACGGCAAGATCGACGACCTGATAACTGCAAACGCGGAACATGGGACGAGTGATCTTCCGATCGAAGACCAGAAGGAAGCCTGGAAGCTGGAAACGATCGAGCTCGAGAAACAGCTCCACGGCGAGATGGTCGTTCCGGAAGGATTTCGCCGGCTGCGCGCCGGTACCGTCATTCCGACCTCGAGCGGGGTAACCATCACCCTCGGCAGCGACACCATTATCCAGTTTGACAGCGAGGAGCATGCTTTCGCCGGTCTCCTGGCCAGCTGGTCGTCGAGTAACGTTGGACGCCACGCCGAGGACCTGAAGTTGAAATATAACGGCTTCGGAAACCTGATGCCTCTCAGCGCTCAATGCGACGTGACGGATCTGCACAACTTCGTGCCGACCCTGTCGGTCGAGGAAGCGAGAGAGCTCGGCATAGCCTCGGATCAATACGAGAAGTATCGCGACGCCGCAAAGAAAAAAGCGGAAAAGGCAGCTGAGGCCGCGCCGGAGACGGCGGAAGCCTCCGCACCCCCTGAAACGGCAGAATAGGCCCTCCCCTGGGACCGGTGGCGCCGCGCACCGTCTGAAAAAAGCGGCGACCCCTTATTTTATGATAGTCAAGCGGCTCGTATCACTGGCACAAAGCGTTTTAACGCGGGACTTCGGCGCCCACAACATGACGGAGGAGCATATCCGTCCGTTGATACCGACCGCGATAAAAGCCCTGCAGGAAAAGCTCCTGCAAACGAACGACGCCAAGCTCGAGCTTTTCCGTACCGAGTACACGGTACCGATCAGCGACGACGAGGCCGATCTGACAACTGCGTCCGGAACCGGCCTGCGCCTCGACCTGATAAGCCGCGCAAAGATACGCCTGTCTTTCGACGGTGGCGGGAAAGCCCCGCTCTTGGCCCGGCAGGTAGGCTCCCTTCAGAGGTTCACCGGTACGGGTATCCAGGACAAGTTTTACGCGCTTGTCTATCTCGAGGGGAATATCCTCCGGATCCGGCCGAAAGCCGGGGATGTTCACGAGGACGCCCTGGTCAACGGGATCAACTGCCCGCAGTCCGCGGACAACCTCTCCCAGGAGCTCGAGGGCGACCTGGTCGAAATGATCGTGTTTCTCGCCAAGCAGGAGATCAGGGAGCCGCGGCGGAACGTCGACGTCGCGCAGCGCAAGGTCGCAAATAATGGCTAATGAGCAGCAAAAGGAAAAGCCCAAGAGGCTCGAGCTGGTCCCGAAGATAACGCAAAAGCTCCTCACGGAAAACAGGGACTTTCAGCGGACGATTCGGCGAACCCTTAATATTTCGCCGGCTAGTCCCGCGCAAACTCACCGGGCGACGCAGATGCTTCTCCTCGAGGAGATCAACGCGCTCATGCGAACCAAGTTCGCCGCTCGCCGGGCCGCGATGGCAGCTGGCGACCAGCTGAAAAGAGAGGAGCTCGATCGAACGATCGCCGCGCTTAGCGAAAAGGCGTCAAAAGCGCATTTCGAGCTCGGCAACTTCGAAATGGCCGCGAATCACACTCGGGACCCTCAGCGCCGCCGGAACGCGCGGGCCCACGCCCGGGCGATGGCGATCGACGACGACGCGCATTGTGAACACCCGAAGTACAAACAAGAAGGTGATCACCGGTACCCGAATTATTTTCGCGAACGCGATATCTATTCTGAAAGGCACGGCAAGATCGTGAGCGTCATTAAGTGCAACGAGCCCGGCTGCCAGTTTCGGAATATCAAGGAATTGCCTGAAGACCTGGCTGAGGCCTCGCGAAGACGCGCCGAATTCAGGAAAGAGGCAAAAAGCGCCGGCAGAAAGGCCGGCTAGACCACTAGAAGGAGTAAATAAAAATGAAGAGATTCCTAATTTCTCTGATCGTCACGGCCCTATTCCTGGGCGCGATGGTGCTTGCAGGCTGTGACAGCTCGCCGACGCCGCGCATCCAGGCCTCGGCCGAGAAGGTTGTTAAAATACCGAACCGGTATCATTCCGATACCAAAGCGGTTTCAAACCTCACCAGCGAGAGCCCGCCGCTGGCTGTCGCGGTCCTTAACTACACAGGAGATATTCCGATACCGGTCTCATACGACAGACCGCCGGGGATAACCGCTCGAAGCAGGCCTGCCGTCGTTCTACGGATTTGACACCCGTCTCCTAAATCTAACCCTTTGTTTTTACTGCATGAAAAAGGGGCGAAAGGCGCGTCACCTCTGCCTTTTTGCCCCTTTCGATTAAACAAAAAGCCGATTTTATTAAACAAACGTTCCGATATAAATGGACGAAGCGCAGGAAATAGCCGAATTTGTTTACGGTCTTGAAGGTTTTCAGGACACGCTATCCCCGCGCGGCCGGTCGACCACGTTCGCGCGAGGCAGCCGGAACCTTATCCCGGACGACGATCTGACCGCCCGGCCGTTTTACGGCATCCAGCTCCATGGGCAGGGCGCCCGCGTCATGGCGCTCGCCGGCGACACCTGGGCGGGCCTCGCCGACACAGAGGACCAGCAGGCGGCAGGCAGTATCTTCTCGTGGTTCGCCGACATGCTGATCTACGCGGGTTATGGCCAGGTAGTTTACGGCGCAAACCTTATTCCCGATCAATTCGCCTCGAGCCTCGTGCAGTTCCTTCTCCGCTGGGGCGGGTCATACGAAGAGCCGGAGTCCGGTCCCTTCGTGGCCGGGCTGCCACAGCCGGGAGCTCCGACCGTCGGTATCATCGACACGCTGATCGGCGGCGTTCCTCAAACCAATGGTTCGTATAGCATAAAATTCGCGTGGATCCGGACGACAACCGGAGGCCGCAGCATCGCTTCAGCGACCAGCGCGACCGTCGTCGCTCAAGGGAAAGGAGTTTATGCAATAGTCGGGGAAGCTCCGGAGGGCGCGACCCACGGCGTCTTTTTTATCACGAAAACGAATTTTGCCGGGCGAGGTCTGCACTATCGCCTGGTCCGCGCCAATCCATACACCGGCATCGAATATACCGTCGCGGATATCGAGCGCTCCCTGTCAGACGTAACCGTTACGAACGGATCGCCGAATATCGGCTCCGCGTCCGGCGATTTCACCGCGGCCGACGTCGGGAAGAAGTTCTCGCCCGTCTCCGCGGGCTTTACCGTTCCGGCCGGTACCGTCATTCAATCTGTTACCTCACCGACAGCTGCCATCCTTTCGAACAACGTCACGGTATCGAGCGGAACGAACCCCCGGACCGCGAAGGTGATCTCTTTTGTTGCCGGTTTCGAGCGGAGCGTCCTGCTCAACTGGCAGGAATCAGATCTCACCGACGAGGATGCTTGGACCGAAGATCACCCGCCGCCGCCGGCGAGCCACGTTTTTCCTCTCGAGAAGGTCCTCGGCGTCGTCTCCGATACGGATTCGTTCGACCTCGCCTCCGGCGAGAACCGCGGGACCGCGTTCCATTTCTCGCTTCGAAACCTGCCCGAGTCCTTCAACCCGCTGCACGTCCTGTACTCGCCGCAGAAGGTGGTCGACGTGCTTCACCGCGGCCTCGATAGTTACGTCTTTTTCTCCTGCAAGATGTTTACCGGCGCGATCCAGTTCATAGATATCGAAGGAAGCGCTCCGGCCACCCTCACCGCGCTATTGCCGAACGAGGGCATCAGCTCGCGCAATAACTGGTGTGCGGACGCTACCGGTATCTACATGTTCACGGCGAAAGGCGTTCCGATCGTGATCGGCGAGAACGGGGTAGTGAATAGGAATATCGGCAAGTTCGTCCGGAAATACATGAAGAACTGGACGGAGCGCGAAAAGGTCGTCGTGGCCAATTACAGCGACGGCGTTTCGATCTCTTGGACGTACAAGAACGAGACGCTGCTCCTGAACACGCAGACCGGCCTGTGGAGCTCCCCGCTGGCCCTTTACGACTATGTTCCCGAGATCGAGGTAGTGGCCGCCCTGGGCGTCGACGGAAGGGTCCTCATGTCGGCAACCGCGGAAGAAGACGGAGATCTCGGTCTCTACGAGTTCGACGCGGCCCAGAGCGCCGTTTTTGCCGCGATACCGCATTACCAGACCGCTCCGGACGCGAAAAAAACCAAGATCATCAATTCCCTTGCTCCGCAGTTCAACGCCGATCGTCTGGACCGCAAGGTTTATGTCTCGGTGCACGTAAACGACGCGATTACCCACGTAACCGACGCGGCCATGGATGATGGCGACGATGTTCTGGTAAGCACCCAGGTCGTTTTCGACGCCTCGATGCTGGGCGATTACGTACTGGTGAAGGGCGCGGGCCCGACTAGTATGCTGCGCGGGCGAATTATACAGATCCTAGCCCCCGACCAGGTCAAAATCGGGACATGCGAAAGGGTTCTCGCCAACTGCATTTCACTCAAAGCCTCGGAAACTGTCACAAATGCCTATTGTGTGATCGCGAAGCGGATCTACGAGTACACGCCAACGCGGCTCGGCATTAACAACCCGCCGCCGAAGGAGATCTTTGTAAACGGCGTCAAAAGCTACGCCGTCGGTATGATAATGGAGTCCGCTGGAGAAGGCTTCGCGACGCCTCTTTCCTGCTCGGTCGCCGGTACCGTAAATCCGGAAAAGACCTGGAGGAGCTTCTAAGCAAGCATGAGAGACGCGAAAAACACCAAAAATCGTAAAAATCGCGGAATCGCACGATTCTTGAAAACGCATGCACTTTCCAGTATGACGCCGTTTTCGACAGATTTTTCAATTATGGTGTTGTTTTCGTTCTATTTTTCAAGTGTGAGCGTAACCGATCAAGCATAAAGGGACGAGAAACAACACAAAATTGCAGAAATTGCATATTTGTAAACTTTTTAATTCATGAATATCGGCAATACTGAACAGGAACTCCGAAAGCTTCAGCTCGAGGCACAGAACCGCACGAATAGTCTCGAGTCGCGGATCGGAGGCGCCGGCGCCCTCCTGCAGGACCAGGTATCGACGGAAGTTCCGACGGGTCCGCCTCCGACTCCTCCGCCGATAACGCAGATCCTCACAAATACCGACCTTTCGCACTCGGTCGAAACCGGTCTCCATAAGACTGCGACCGTCGGCGATCAGAATCAGGAGTGCGCGAACGTTTACGCGCACGTAAAGCCTAATCCCCGGATCGTGGTCGACGGCGCCATCACCGCGGCCGACAATACGTTCACAACCGCCTCCAATCCCTTTGTAGTGGGCGATGTGGGCTCGAGGATCATCGTCTACGGCGCGGGCACCGCCGGCGCGAAGCATGTGACGACGATCGCCTCCTATACCGGCCCGGGCTCGGTAGAGCTTACGGACGCTGCCATTACGACCGTTAGCAATGCGAAGGCCCGCTTTCGTCTTCAGAAACTCGGCCGGGTTAACTCCATTGTTAGCGGCGCGAACCCGAACGACGCGCTTAAATCCTCCACGCACGCCGACTTCGCGACAAATATTCAGGATCCTTCATGGAAGCGGACTGAAGGCTGGGCGACCATCGGCGGGCTGAACACGCTCGATTTCTTTCTCGGCACCTGGAATGACGACTTCACCGGAGACACGCCCGGCACGAGTTTCATTCCATCGCTTTACGGTATGACCGGCGGGCGCGAGATGTATTTCATCTGCAAGCTCGCTAAGGCCCACGCCGGCGTCAAGGTCCGCGGCAATTTCTTTGCCGGGATATGGAATAATGACGATCGCAACCTCGAGTACTTATCGGGCAACGAATTCACCGTCGACGCGGGTGTTGTAGGTTCGCCGGCCTCGACCGCGACCACCAAGTACATGATCGTCGCGCGGACCGACCGCGGATACACCTTTTTCTCGAATATCAAGAGTCTGGCGAGCGCGCCGGATGCCAACTCGTATATACCCGGCCAGGTATATAACAATCTCGCCTGGGGCCCGGCGGTACCGGCGACGCTCACTTACACAATTTACCGGCAGATCGGGAGCGCGAACGTTGAGATCATCGGGGTTGTTCCGAACGGCGATACCCGGTTCACCGACAATAATCCCGTTCAGCGGATCGATACCGGTTTAACCACCTTCCCGACGCAGGATCCGGACAGGACCGTAAAATCCTACACCGCCACATTGCTCAATGACCTCGACGACCTGATCGCGGACGGCGAGGCGGACTGGCGAAACATGGAGCTGATCATCCCTATGCCGGACTCGATATCCTACGTGCAAGCGACCGAGCTCGTGCTTCGCGTGGGCTTGACCGAGCCTCTTTCGCTCGAAGTCCTGGACGCCGTTCTCGTCGACGATACGATTACTATCACGAATCCCTGGTTTTCCGACGCGAAGCATAACGGCAAAACCATCATCCTGACGAACCTGAACGACTTGACCGATCCGCCTTTTACAACGACCGTGCAGGATTGCGACCCGCCCGGCCTGAGCCTTGTTCTCGACGCCGTTCCAACGTTTGGCGATTCGGATAATGTAATGATCGAGATCCTCGCGGGCGAGCCGAACGGTCTTTATCTCGACCTGATGGGCCTCTCACTCAACCGCGGCCGATGGGCTGCGAACAATTGGGACAACACGCGCCGCCAGCTGCCCGTAGCGATGCCGAACGCCTCGACGCAAGGCGGGACCGGCGTTATCGAGCCCCCTCCTCCGGGCGGAGGGCAGGTCTGCTTCGCTTGGTTTTGGGAGCCGACGCGGTTCGACACCCGCGAGCGCTTCCTCGCGATGGAGCTGAAGAAAGGCGATCGCCTGTTTAACGGAAGCGCCCGGCCGTCGATCGTCAAAAGGGTAAAGTTCTCCGTGGTCGACCGTGCATACCAGGTCACGCTCGAGAGCGGGATAACGCTCCCGCCGGTCACACTGACGCACCGGTTTGTGCAGGAGATAGCAAACATCGGGAACGGTACCCCGCTGCAGCGAATGCTCGAAAACGGAACCCTATTGCGTTTTCCGCAAAATAAATTTATTATGGACTCGATTCGATCCATCAAAACGATGGATTACCCGGACGGCCTCGTGGTCATCTCTATCGAGCTCGAAGAACAAGACGATAATGAATTCGACCAAACTTTTCTCTTAGGAGACGTGTTGAACCATAATCGCAAGAACGACGGCCCGGAAAGCCCTAATTTCCCCGTCAATTAGATTTTGAAAATTTAGTAGGTTTAGACGAATCGGTTTTAAGCCCTTTGTTACTGGAGTTTTGCTTTTTGAAGCTCCGGAAACAAGGGACTTTTTCTTTTTGGCCTATGGGTAATAAAAACAAACAGCGCCAGTACGAAGCGCAGGCAAAGACCGCGGAAGCGGAGCGCCTGAAACTCGCAACGCAGCTCCAGGAAGGCACGCCGGAATCGAAGGCATACAGTGCCCGGATCGGCGAGCGGCGGAAAGCCATCGATACCGGCAATATCGGCGGAGCTGTCGACTTCGTCGGTAACAGCGCTAACCAGGCCATTATGAACCGCAAGCGGGAGGCCGTCTGGAACGCGCAGCCGACCGGGATCCAGGCGATAGGCAACCGCTACGCCGACGGTAAGACCATCGGCCTGCAGACCGCGCAGCTAAAAGCCGACCAGGCGCGCGCCTCGTCCGCGCAGCTCGAGGGTGACTGGCGGGGATATATCAACGAGACCAACGACATGGAGCGCGGGGTTATTTCGCGGGGAGACAATATCAGCATGAACCTGATGGGCGCGGCCGACAGCCGTTCTTCACGCTATGACGAGATCGCGCGGCAGATCGCCGCGCAAAGGATGAATATGTGGGCCGGGATAGCCGGCGGGCTGATCGGCGGAACATCGTCGGTTCTTTCTGCCGGCATGACGCCCGGCTCAATTTAGAGAAGAAGTCTAAGGAAAAAAGAGGAAAAATTATGCCACAGAAAACAGGAATCATCACTGTAGACGGTACCGAAGCGTTAATGCCTTTGCTGATCGCCGCGGGTTATATCGGGCGCAACAACGGCACCGACCAACTTACTTTATACCCGGCCAACCCGGCCGAAACGTTCTATATCAATTTGAACGATTCCACGCTCCCGCCCGTCGACGGGACGGAAGGATTACAGATCGGCGCGGGCGGCATCGCGGATTCTTTCGATTTCGCGAGGGCCGAGGGCGGGGAGCGCCTCGATGCGGGAACGACCTTTCTGCATACCACGACAGAGATCGACATTAAATTTGCGGTTATCGGAGGATAGACAATGCTCGGAAATAAAAAAACTACCGCCGCTCAAATAGCGGCCAACTTGGCGGGAGCGGTTAACCTGCTCGACACTGTTCCGGCATTGGATCCGGGCGTAAAGCTTATTGCAGTGCAGAATGCCGTGGAAGTAACTCTCGCGGGTACAGCGGCAGTAAGAGGCACGTACACCTACAGAGGGGAATCCAACAACAAGCCATATTATAACCTCGTCGGCGAAGATGACGCCCCTTTGGTTAATTCCCTTGTGAATGAAGGCGCATCGTGGGCCATATACGGCGGCGCGGTAAGGAAATATACCAGCGACGACGTGGAGCATCCATGGCTCGGCGTGTGGGCGGTATTCGGCGGCGGAGCGCTCCCCGTTCCCGCGGTTGCCGTTGCTGAGACTGCGTATTCCGTTACGCCGGAACAGGTACAAGGCCCTGAGTCAGTTCCCCTCTCTCCCGCTGAAGAAGCGGTAGCGGTGGCTCCGACCGATGAGTTCTGGGTTAAGCAGACCGATGTAGTGGTAACCGGGCTTGGCGCGGGTGGTTATCATTTTACGCATTCCTATAACGGCCTACCCGTCTATAACTCTACTGGAACCGGCGACGAGATAAGCGCCATTATTGGGAATTTTGAAGGTAGCGGTGTGTGGGAAATCCGTGATGACCTCGGGACCGTTGTTAATGCTTCCAGTGACATGCCGGATTCTCCTTATGAAGCGGATTGGACTGATTCGGTAGTAACCGCCTCGCCAACGGTCAAGACCGTGACGAGAGAAACCTTAGTTGGCGGATTTATCGAAAACGTCGCGACGGACCCGGTAAATGACATTAAAATCGATGCCCTAACCGGTAAGGTTCAAATTCACGCCGATGCAAATCTTGAGTTCACTTCAGGCGGTGACATCTCGCTGAACGGCAATTCGATCGTAGGCTCAAACTACGGCACTTATAACCCGACACTTTTCGACACGCTTAATATTGCCGCTTCTACGCCGTATATGTGTCAATGGTTGCGCGTGGGGGATGCTGTTACGGTCTCCGGCAGGGTCACAGTCGACCCGACAGCTGCCGGTAATACGCTTTTGGGCATTTCGCTGCCTGTTTCGACGAGTTTAGCCGGGGCAGAGCAATGTGCGGGTGTTGCGTTCAGTCCGGGCGTCGCAGGGCTCGGTGCCGCCATCTTGGCGGACAACGCAAATGAGGGGGCGTCTATGCAATGGATGGCCGCTGATGTTTCGAGACAAGACATGTATTTCACTTTTACGTACCAGGTTAACGCGTAAATGAAGCGTTAAAGGCAGTTAGTTTTGGAGGTTTTAGACATTGAGACCAGCTTTACGCCGTTCATCGGCAGAAAAAATTTACCGCTACTTTTTCGGAGACGATTGGAAAAACTACGAGTGCATCGGCCTCGCGATCAGGAACGCCGGCATTAACTGGTTCGACGACGAAGGCTTTTGGTATAGCCGAAAGGCGGACACGATCAAGGCTTTTAACTGGAATGCGGATCCGAGCATGTTTGCCGTCGGCGCGACCGAAGTGGCGATCCTCCGGACCGGCGTTCATTTCTTCAAAATGTCCTATCACCACATCAGCGAGAACGGGAAGCGTTACGTTGCCCTTCGGCCGAATAATCCCGCGCAACAGCTGAAATGCTACCGGAAATCGATTAGGTCCGGACAGCTCTACGAGTCGATGGGAACGGCGATCAATATCCACGCCGGCGGCGATCGCACAACGGGAAGCCGCGGCTGCCAGACGTGCCCGCGCAAACAATTCGCGGAATTTATTACCTTTGTCGGCGACGCCCTCGGTGTGGACGTACCTCTCGGTATACAGCGCAGGGCGACGAAGCAGTTCAATGTTGGCGTTGGAAATATCCCGTACATTCTCCTGACGCAGGCCGAGTTCAATCACATCCTCGAACTCGAGGAGAACGAATTCGACACCGCCGCGGATATGCGGTACCAGGCGCAGCATTTCGTCAACGTTCCGAAGGTCAAGGCAGCCGTTTCGTTCGTCGACGAGCGCAAGCCGTTATCGGTAGCCGCGGTTCAGGCCGCGATCGCCGAGCTCGACGACGAAGACGACATTCTGAACGCCGGCATCATTGGCGACGAAGATCCTCACGCGGCAACCTTCGAGGCCGCTCCCATGGGAGTGGGTGGCGAACCCGGCGAGGACGCGCCGCTTGGCGAGTTTACGGAGTCCGTAACCGAAAAAGACGACGGAACCGTTGAAAAGACTATGACGGCGACGACCAGCACGTTCGAGCAAAAGAACGTACCGGTGTTTCTTCCGCAGCTCGGCAGATTGAAGTGGCTGTCGGCGATCCCGGGCGGGGGAATGCTCCTGACGGCGATAACCTGGGTAATGAATTTGCCTCCGCATCTTCAGATACTCCTGGGCGTCGGAACGATCGTCACCGCGTCGCTGGTCATCTACCTGATCATCACCCAGCGTCAAAAGGTCCTCGAGATCATAGCTATGTGCCAGAACTCATGGCAAAACCCGACGACCCACAACCTCATACCTACGGCGATGCCCGAAGTGTTTGGCAACGGCGAGCGTAGGGCGGCAGTCGCGGCCGCTTTGGCTCCTATAAATCCGAACCAAGAAGCGTTCGAGCCCGAAGCTGGTTAAGGAGGAAACCGCGAAATGAAATTGGCCACGAGATTTAAAAAGTTATCCGGTGGTTGGCAGATCGGGATCGGAGTCGCCGTCGTGGTCCTTGTTTTCGTCATCATCTGCGCTGTCTTGGGCGCCATCTTTGGCGGGATAGACGGATTTTTCACCAACAAAAAGATGAGCGAGTTCCAGGCGAATGTGAACGCGCAAGGGCAGGCCATTGAAACCCAGGAGGGAGTGATCCACGAGCTGGAGAAAGAGGACGCGGCAGAGAGCGCGATCCTCGAGGAGAACAGGAAAGACCATGAAGCTGCAAAAACTGAAACCGACACGAAGAACGAGGCTGCGGACGCAGCTCGGCGCTATGCTGATGCTGTACGTAATGCTAATTACGCTAATTCAAACCTCCGCCGGTCAAACCGAGCCCGGTGCAAGGCTTATCCCGGTTCCGCCGGATGTTAACAATCCGGTCGTGGTCGACCAGACCTATGTCGACGATTCTAATAAGGCTTTCGACGAGGTATTAGCCCTTCGGGAAGCTGCGGTTAAAGCCGCCGAAGCCCAGGGCGCAAGCCGTGCCGAGCGCGCCGTCGCGACCGTGCTGATAGGAAGCTTCGACCGTGTCCTCGCCATCAAGAACCAGGAGATCGACGCGCATAAGCAGCTCGAGCTTCTCCTGCAGGGGATGATCAAGATCCAGCAGGACTTTATCGCGTGGATGCAGCTGCAGCTCATGAAGCCGAAAAAGAACATTTTCCAGAAGATCCTGAGCGGGATCAAGAGGGCGGCCGAGATGGTGCTGGGCGTTCTCGCCGGCGCCGGCCTGAAGGCGCTGCTCGGGTCTAACTATCGGCCCGAGGCGGTCATTCCGGCGTGGGCCGCGGATTAAGTTTTATGAGCGGAAAGGACATTATGTTGGAACCAACTCCCGAAACGACCCCGAAGCTGATAGCAACCCTGGCCGAGTACTATGGCTATGTTTTACTTTTCCTCGGCGGACTCGGCGCGATCGGTGGTTATCTGAAGTTCTGTCATAAGCGCTTAAAGGCCGCACAGCGCTGGTGCGGTCGATTTCTTGACGCTCCGAACGTCGTTGCCCGGCTTGAAGCGCAAATGAAGGTCGAGAGCGGTAAAACCCTTATCGAAGAGATTACCTGGCTCCGATCCAGCCTCGACAGCATCCGCGCGCACGTCGCCACGGAGACGGCCGCCAGGCGAGCGATCATGCAATGCGACGAGGACGCATTTTTCGAGGCCAATATGAAAGGCGCGGTCCTTTGGGCCAATACCGCGTTTCTGGTGATGACCGGCCGCAAATTAGAGCAGATCACGGGCTTTAACTGGCGCAACGCGATACATGGCCACTACCGGGAGGCCGTCGTCGAGAACTGGATGTCATCGGTCCGCGACGGTACAGACTTCAGCGACCGCTTTCGTGTTATCCGGCCTGACGAATCGGTGGTCTCGGTGAGGTGCGAGGCCTATTGCAATAAAGACGAGCTCGGTAACGTTCTCGGATGGGTCGGGAAGATGTGGATGATCGCTGAGATCGAGAAAGGCGCGTAAACGACCGGGAAAGATGGCAAAAACCGAAACGGTACAAATGAGGGACTATGTTGACCAGCGGTTTACGGACGCCGGCATGAACGTTGACCAGCGCTTCAAGGACCTGTACGGGCACATCGACCAACGTTTCAAGGACCAGGAGGGAAAAACGGACGTGACGCTCACGGCGTCCACCCTTGCCGCCGACAAGCTCGAAAAACAAGGCGAAAACTGGCGAAAGAGCGCAAACGAGTGGCGCGGCGCCATGACCGACAGGGAGAGAGATTTTCTTAGTAGGAAGGAGTTTTACGCGATCGTGGGCACGGCTATCGCGGTGATCGGGTTCCTGGTCTTCTTAGTACCGTATCTGAGAGGCAAGTAACCATTCTTTGAAAATATCGGCCAGACGGTCGACCTGTTCCGGTGACCAGCCGCGGGCGGCGCCGTACGAATGACCGCCCTGGATCCAGCGCTTCATCGGTTTTTCGATACAACCGACAAAGGCGCGCCCCTCGGTGCTTTCGGTTACAGTGACCTCGAGGTCCTCAAAACGGATAATCCGCGGCGGTCTCGTCCATGTACCCGACGTTATCCGGCCGAACTGGCCGTCAAAGATATGGGGCCCGGTACCGTTGGTTTTGAAAAGCTTGTTCCAGTCGACGATCTTCGCGGTACCGCCGACGGACAGATTTTGAAATGCGGAATTGTGGGATTCCGCTGAACCGAAAAGGCGAGTTTCCCCCTGGAGGATGGAATTCGTCGCGCGTACGTGGCCGGTTATCGATTTACAGGCCACAAGGCAGTTTTCAACACGGACCTTGCCGGCGACGATGGTCGAGAGAACGGAAGAGTTGATAATTTGCGCCTGGTGGATAAACGAGTCGACGATCTTGTCTTCCTCGGTGTTATCTACAACGGCCTCGAATAGATCGGATTCGCCCGATATCGAGGACGAACGGGAAAGAAACGTACCGGGATCTGCCTCGGCCTCGTCAAATTTTTTCCCTCCGCCGTTGGCGTGTCGCAAATAAGTCATAGGGCAGCTTTATTTTAAGTCGAGTATGAGAAATCAGCAATCACGAGTACCGACCGTACGCCGGCGCGATGCCGAGGAAGATTTTGCCACGCTTAGCGGCCGCGGCGGTAACACGCTGGTCCCTACCGTTTTTCGTCCACAACAGCCGGCGGATCTCGGCGATCAGCACTTTAATGCCAACCCTTCGCCCGAAGCGATCGCGAAAGGCGCGTCCGTGCCCTATGTCGGGCCTTATGCCGATCGTCGCAGGAAGCTCGAGGAAGAAAGGGAGCAGCTTTCTCATAAAACGGAAAAATCCGAAGACTCGCGCTTAAGGAGCGGCGCCGAAGCCGGTCTCCGCGCCTTGGCGGACGCCTACAGCCCGCAGTTGGGCGTCGTCAAAAACTGGGAAGAGTTTTTCGGGCGTCTGTCGAGAGCGCCCGGGGCGTTCGCCGGCGGCATGATCAACGACAAGTGGGACGAGGAAGATGCGCGGCTTCGTAAGCAGGAAACGAACCGCAAGGACCTCGGCCAGCTCGATAAGGAAGAGGACCAGTATTTCCAAAGCGCCTACAAGCAGTCGCAAATGGAAAATATGACCCGCGACGACGCCGATCGAAAGGCGCGGGATGAAGAAAAGCTTAAAGGCGACGAGGAGAAACGCAAACTTACGCTCCGGCAGCAGCTCCTCGGCCAGATCGCGAAGCAGAATTTTTACAAGAAGGGCGCGAACGCGGATTTTGACCAGCAGCTCGCCGATGCCGATATCGAGCTCTCGGACTTCGATGCGAGAAGGCGCGAAACGAAGGAGCAGGCCGGCGCGTTCTTCACCCAGAACCCGGACACCAAAGAGTGGGAACCCTCGCCCGGTATGCCCGTCGACGCGTCGGAAGTGCCGATCGACGCGAAGATCGGCGGCGTACCGCTGAAGATAGCTCCGAAGCAGCTCGCGCCGCTCGTTCTTTCGCAGTGGTCGACGCAGTTTAACCAGCAGCAGCAAAATAACCGGCAGACGAAACAGATCACCGCGACTCAGTACCAGCAGGCCCGGCAGCAAATGTCGACGTATCGCTCGCAATGGGAAGCTAATTTCTCACGGACCAACTTCCGGATGCCGACCCCGGAAGAGACGCGGACAGCCCTCGAGGCCTATGCGATGCAAACGTGGGGGTACATTCCTACCCAGTAGCTTTTATCATGTCCGACATAATCGACGATCTACTCGGCACCAAAAGCAAGAAAGCACCAGCAAAAAGCGATAACGGTGTGAGGGCGAAGCTCTACCAGGCGGCCCAGGAGGCGCGTCGTCGGAAGGTCAATATCTCCGACGATGATGTTGAGGATTATTACAACCTCATAAAAATCGAAAGCGGACGCGCTCATTATTGGCCGGGCACAAATATCGTCAAGCGCGGCATACCAACCGCAAACGGCGACCGGGCGATCGGCGGCTCTCAAATAATGCCCGGCACGGCGAAACCTTATGAAGCCGAAGGCCTGGACCCGTTCAACGAGCAGGATAACTGGCAAATGGGACTGCGTGAGTTTGTCGCCGGCGATCCTGTTGATCCCGTCGTGCGGCGGCTGCGCTATGTTGGGGCGAGAAACAACATCATCGGTTACTATCGACGGACCGGCGAGGTCCCAAATATCAGGCTTTATTCTTACCGGCCGGATCTTAAAGAAACGTACCGGTCATACGTCGAGAAAACTGGCGGGTTCGCCCGCCCGCCCGCGCGACCGATGCCTTCGGGCATACCGTTCGGAATCGCGTCGGCCAACGACCTGATTCAGGATGTTATGGCCGGAGCTCGTCCGCAAGATGGACCCGCGACCGGCAGCGACCTTGTAGGCGATGTGCTAGGCGGCCAGCCGGAACCGGGACAGCCCGCGGGTGAGGTTCCCGAGATCCTGGTACCTGAGAGGATCCCGGAGACCATGCCCGGCGCAAATGTCGCCCCGGAGGATCCTCCGGAGGTCGACCCGATCGTAAATCTCACAAAACAGCGCGACGATCTCCAGATTCAGCTGAAAAAGACAAAGGACCGAGTTGAGCGGCGCCGTATCTCCGACGCCATCCGGAAGATCACGGAACAGCTCGTGCAGTTGAACGCGCAAAAGAAAACCATCGGCGCGTCACGCCAAATTACGCCCGGCGGTCCGCAGTCCGGAAACGGGCGGACTGCTTCCGTAGCCCTACCGGGCACAGCCCTCACCAATCAAAAAAATCAAACTCCTAATTCCCCCGAAAGTACCCCTTTCAGCGCGCCGATCCCTACCACTTTCGAGCGAAACAAGGTCCCTACGTTCGACTTCGAACGATCCGGCAAGCTCGGTGATCACGAGTATGTCGGTACCGCGGGCGGCAAGCATTACTTCAAGGATGCCGACGGCGATCTTCTTGAAGGTCAGATCGAAGGCGAAAAGGTCCGTCTTGTGCCTACCGGCCCGCCAAAGCGCATCCAGGACGGTAATAAGGCCGAGTATATCCGCGCCGATGGCCCGGACGGGCAAAAGGGCGTCAAGGCGGGTACTAGGTACACGCGAGAGGTCGCCGGCAATCCCGTTAATTTTATCGTAGATGGTACAAAGATTGCCGAAGAAAACCCAAAGCTGCGCTTCATGGAGAAAGACGGCAGCGAGGTAGTGCAGACCGACGATAAGGATGTGCCGCCAGGATTTATAAGGCTAAAAAACTCGAAGACCGGCAAAACGTATCTCGCTAAACCGAACGGCGAAAAGTTTGAGATACGTCGCGAGTTGCCGGCGTGGGTACTTGGAAAGACGAAGCCGAAATCTGTGCTTCCGGACGATCCCGCGTTAAAAGCCTCCTACCAGAGTTATCTGAAGACGTACGGATTCACTGATTCGGAGGAGCTGCGCCGCAAATTCATCGACGGGCACCAGGCGGTAAAGGATGGGAAACAAACGGGTGTTTTCACACCCGACGATAATGCTCTCTTCGCCGAGCTCGACGTAGCGATCGCCAACCGGCCGAAACAGGCAAAACGGCGCGGCCCGGGCGCCGGCGTGCCGCGCGTTGCTCGAAATTCCCCCTCAGATGAGGTGCAAAAACAAGCAACGGACCTCGAGCGGACCGATCAGATCAAAACGGCGGACGGGCGCGTTCTTACCCACACCCCGGATACGGCCGGGTTGAAGCAAGGCGAGATTCGCGTGATGGATGATCAGGGCGAGACGTATATCGCAAACCCTGTAACCAAGGATATTCGTCCGGAGTCTCTGGCATCGCTGGCCACCCATGAGACGAGAATCGAACTAATCCCGGAGCGTTTAAAGAATTCAACGACCGACGAAGCGGCTAAATTGCTTTTAAGCCATCAAGTGGCGATTACGCTGAAAGGCGCTGTTGCGGGCGATCCGGAGCTCTTCCGGGAGGTGCCCGAGTCGGATATCCGGGCTTTTTACCAAGCTACTGGTTTTCGCAAACTCGATACGGGCAAGAATTACAGCCATGAGGATTATTTTGCCAAAGGCGACAAAGCTACAGAGCCGTTCGATATCACCCGCGGCGATCTTAAGGATCTTCAGGCTTTTTCATCCAAACGCCGAAAAATGCTCGAGGATTACGCTCTCGGCATTATCGCCTCGGGCCAGGAATTCACGCCGCGCGATCTCGCGCAGTTCAAGGAAAACGACTTCGATCCTTCGGCCCTCGCCGATCGGCGCTACGACGAGCTCGAGATGGCCAAGGTCAAAGGCGGCGTTTCGCGAAAAGACTTCGGCCGATATCTCGAGGAATTTCAGAAACAAGAGGGCGATGCGTATCTAGCCTCCCTGCAGGCAAAGGCCAAGGTTGGCTGGCTTCCCCGCGCAGTCGCCGAAAAGGAAGCCGAAGCGTACCGGAAGCTCCAATCGGAGCGCCGGGCACAGATCCAGGGCGGAAATCAAAAGGTGCAGGCCTCCCGCGCGACGGGCTTTCAGGAGCTCGATCTGCGACCAACCGACGCCGCGGCCGCTCAGAATACGGCCAACTACATGCGGCGCGAACTTGAGCTCTACGGTTCGATCACCAACCGCAACCGCAAAATGCGCGAGCTCGAGCTGGCCGAGGAGGCCCGAAAAAGCCGGGTCGCTCAAATGAGCTGGGGCGATTACATCAAGGGCAGCGCCCAGGGCATCATTTTCGGTACCGTCAAGTCCGCTCTGTCCGTCGCGATCGCGTCGACCTATCGAGGCATAGCCTTGGCTTCGAAATCGATCGACGACGTCCTTTACGGCGCCGATAACCCGCGCAAAAAGGTTTCGGACTATGCGACATTCGGGATCGCCGAAAGGGGCGAGCAATTCTTAAACGAATGGCTGCCGACCGACGAAGACATGGAGCGGGAGTTTCTCGCCGGCAAACTTCCGCAGGGCGTGGGGTCCTCGCTCGGAATGATGCCGGGCGGCTTCTCGAAATCCCCAAAGCTGATGATCGCCCTCCTGTCTTCCCTGCAGATGGGCGGCGATACGTACAAAGAGGCGATCGAGTTCGGCGCGTCGGAAGATAAGGCACAACTGGCCGGTCTCTTGACCGCTCCGCTCGGTATTACCGAGATCGCGGGTATCGGCGAAGCGCTGGTCCGTCTCAATAAAGGCGCCGGCGGTACCGTGTGGCGGAAACTCTTCCGGGAAGCATGGAGGGAGGCGAGAAAGGAAGCGCCCGAAGAGCTCGTCCAGGAAGGCACGCAGACGTTTTCCGGGAACATCGTCGCAAATCTCGTTTACGATCCTGACCGAAAGGCCGACAAGGACCTCGCCGACAACATGCTCGTCGCCGGCATATCCGCGCCTCTCGTGTCCGTGGCGGTTACGGTTCTCAATACCGTCCGTAACCGGCGCAGGATCAAACGCGCGATCGAGGAAGAGCAAGCGAACGGCGTGATCATCGAGCATTTCGGCGAAGGCGAGATCTATGCTTTCGGTAAGAAGGTTAAGGTCACCGACAAGAACCGCGAGCTTATCGAGTCTTACGAGAACAGCCGGAACGGCATCGAGGAGGTCCAGGCCGAGATCTCCGCGCTCCAAGATAAGGCAGACCCGAAAAAAGGACTCTCCGCTAACCGCGGCGTTCTTAAACAGATCTGGAAGCTCCGGCGCGAGCTCGCAGCGCTCCAGCAGAGGCAGGTCGTTATCTCGAAAGATATTGCCGAAAAATCCGGTATCAGTGTTCCCTCAAAAGAAAAGGTCGGAGACGTTGTTATCCCGCGCGACGAGGAGATCCTCGAGGCGAAGCCGATCGAGGACGAGGACCGCCCGGATATTCTTATTCCCCTCTCCCCAGAAACACCCGCGCCGGCCGCGGAATCCGCGCCTGTTGAAGCGCATCCCTCCGGCGTTAGTCTTGTCGACGATATCCTCGGCGCCGACAATTCCGCCGAAGCTCCGGTCCAGGCGCCGGAACAGGCCAGACCCGCGCCCACGTCGCCGGAATCGGACTTTACTATCCAAAAGCAGATCGTAAGCACTCTGATCGACGAATCGCCGCGGTCCGCCGTCCTCCTTACCGAATCCGGACAGGGCGAGCTGATAAACGGGCCCGGCGCGGAAAAACTTATACCGGTCCCTGTGGACGAGGGCGTCCTCTTTGTAAACACCGAAAAGGCAAAGGAGCAGCTCGGTCTTAACTCTCCCGAGGAGATCGCCGCGCACGTACAGGAAAAGGGCTATTCCGACATGCTCGGAAAGGTTGAGGATCATACCGGCGACACAGCAACCGGAGACGTCGTCCGAACCGAGGATCAGACCGGCCGGGAGCTTTCGTCGAGCGTCATTACGGATCCCGCGAATATCGAGGAGCAGAAAGCACAGGATGCAGCTCATTTTCCGGATGAGCCCGTCTCGCAGGTCGTTATGCCGGTCTCCGACGCCGTCAAGAAGCGTGAAGAGGAAAAGACGGCTGAGGACACGATGCGCTGGATCCAGGAAGCGAAACCCTCGATGCCGGAATCGCCGAAGGAGAAATTCGTCTCCAACCTGGTTACTTCTCAAAAGCCCGTCCAAACGGATACCGGCGCGCGGAATGTCTTCGAACGCTTCGAGCTGCCGGTAAAAGGCGAACGGATCGCCGAGGTCGACCTGCGCGAAAAAACTCACGCCGCCAAACCTCTCAAGTCTTTGCGGACCCGGATCCTCCGCAAACTCGGCTATCACGCGCAGGATCTCGAGAATGTTCAGCCCGGCGATCTCGACCGTATCGTCAGAGACAAGATCTCGAAGCGGGAATACTTCCGTAAATCGCCGAAAAAGGTAAAACCCTCGGTTTTAGAGAGTGCTGTTAGCGTCGACGTTTCGCGGTCGACCGCCAGCATCCTCCGGAAGAAGCAAAATCGGGCCCGGCTGCGCTGGAAAGGCTACGAGTATGAGGTGACCGGAAAAACCCGCGTCAAAATCACGCATGCGCCCGCTGGCAACGTCTCCGGCGAGATCGCCGGCAGTTTCGAGAGTGAAGCCTTCAACGCCAATAACGAGCGTATTGCTGCTCGTAAGCCCGCGCGGCCGAGTGGAAGGCCCGGAAAGGCAAAATCACTTTGGCAGTTCGTTCAATCCTCCGGTGGTATCCGTCCGGACACGGACGACGCTAAACGCGGACGCCTGGGCGGAGAGCTCGAGCGCATTTCGCAAAAGGAGCTCGGAAAGATCGGCCTCGTCAATCGAAACTCGAGGTACAACGCCGAGCACATGGCCGAGCATGCTTGGGAAATGGGATACCTGCGCGACCTGTGGCCGGATGTTCAGGACCGCGATCCGAACGTATTCCTCGACCTGATCGAAGAGGACGCCCGCGGCATCCGCCGGTACTTCGTTACTGAAGAAGGCGGCGAAAAGGACGCCGCGGAGCTCGTCGATGATCACCAGCGCGAGGAAATTCAGCAAGAGCAATTGGAGACCATTCTCGCGGGTATGAACCGCGCCGAATTTAAGAAAACATACGAGATAGAGCTTTTCCTGACCGACGACAAAGCCTGGCCGATCTTTGAGGACCTGGAGCTCGACGGCGAGATCTCGGAAGAAAAACAGGATGATTTGGTCAAACTAGGATATAATTATGGACTCAGTGAAGAAGAAACCCGATCGATCATCAATGAACTCCTTACCCACGTCGCCCGGCGGGGCGAGGCTGGACCGCCTGAAGAAAGCAGTGCCGATGCTCTCGATGGCCGGCCACATGCTGGCCGCAAAGATGGCCCGGAAAGCATCTTCAACCCCGATAGCGAAGAAATCCTCGACGAAACCGAACCCGAAAGCGACGGAGTAGACCTCTCTTTCGACTTTTCCGACGAAGAAAACGAGTCCGATGCTGAAGAAGATATCAGCTTCGACTTCGGCGAAAATGTAGCTGAACCCCAGAAAGAGGCCGCAGCGCCAGGAAGGATCGGGGAGCCCGCGAAGGAAGCCGAGGCCGCGCCCGCTCTTTTCTCTGACCTCGTCGACGAAGACGTAAAAACCGCAAAAACGTTGCCGGAGCTCTTCCCGGAATCCCGCGAGGCTTCTCTTGTCGACGATTGGGGCGGCCGCCGCGCGTCGGGCATGGACCAGTTCGCACAATCCGGAGCTATGCGCCTCGCACTCAAGCAGGCCGTAAATCAGGCAGACAAGCTTGCCGGGATCGATCGCGAAGAAGCCATTACGCTGCTTGAGGACCTCTGGAATGGCATTTATGCCTGGTGGACAGTTGCCCCGCGTAGCGCTCTCAGCGAACGCGCCCAGACGTTTTACGACGAGATGGCTGCCGAGTCTTTCGGTCTCACGCTCCGGAACGAGATCGACCGCCTCGTAGAGGAAGCGAAAACGGTCGACGAGCCGATCAGCCCTTTCCGCACGGAAGAAGGTCGTCAGGAAATGGCCAAGGCGGCGAAAGACGCGCAGGCCGAGGACGGCGATCTCGATCTCTCCGGCATGGGCGGGCTTGCGATCGACCAGCGGGCCTACTTCGAGCAGGAAAAGAAGGCGAAAAAACAGAAAACCGAATACGGCAAGAAAAACACCTTCGTCACCGAGGACAAAGCCGAGGCCGCGCGGAAGCTGCTCCGTGAAAAGCTTAAAGGCACCCAGCACAACGCCGGTCTGGATCCGGATGTAGCGAAAGCAGGGATCGAGCTCGCAGCCTACCACATCGAAGCCGGCGCGCGTCTTTTCGCCGACTATGCCAAGGCGATGATCGAGGACCTCGGCGCCGGCGTGATCCCTTATCTCAAATCCTGGTACCTGGCCGTCCAGTTCGATCCGGAAACCTCGCACTTCACCGCGGGGATGAATGATATCGCGGCGATCGACAAGGCACTGGACCAGTTTTCGGCCGAAACCGATAAAGTAGTCCAGGCAACCGCCGAAAAGCCCGAAATTGCTACGGAAGACGCTCCCGCCACGGTGGACGAAATTCCTGCAGCTCCGGCGGACCAGGCCACGCAGACGCTCCCGCCCGCCGGAGACACGCTTTTCGACATGGGCGGTCTCGACCAGGAAGGCCTGTTCGCCGTGGGCGGACCGGCCGCGATCGGAGAGACGCCGGATAATGACGCCGGCAAGCGTGAGCAGATCGCCCGGCTGAAGCAAAACGCGACCGATACCGAGCGCGAGCGCAATATGAACGTCTTCGGTCCGGAACTCGGACGGCTGTTGATAGAGCGCAAGGCAAACCCGTCGACACCCCACGCCTCGAGGGCCGCAGGCATAGTCCTGGCCAGACGAGGTGATATCGAAGCAAAAGGACGGCCGGCGCTCGATCTTGTAGGCGACGTTGTGGCCGCGATCGAGGAGATAGGTGAGGCCGAAATGCGCGGGATGCCGTTCGAAGAATTCATCCTGCAGGGCGGTCTCTTTGGCGCAACGGAGTTTACAAGCGCGCAAAGAGAGGTCTATGATGAAATTGGCGCGGGCCGGTTTGAAGGCTTTTTCAACAAAAGGCTGGACCAGCTCGACGCGGCCAAGGAGTACGGAGATGTTGCAAGTAGCACCGAAGATCTGGCACGAGATAGCAGCGAACGGCCTGGCGACGAATTTCGGCAGGAACTTCCTAACGCTGAAAGCGGACGAGATGGCGATAGCGCACGAACGAGCAGCGACCGAGCTGGAGAACAAGGGAGTGGATCCGAAGGTAGCGATATCGTACCTGGAGCTGGCGCCGCTCCTGGCGGAACGCGTGGCGATATCGAGGTACGCGAATCACCACCCGGCGATCAGGCAAGTACTTCCGGAGATTTTGACGACGGACGAGGCGGTCCAGATAGCGACTCGGGACTCCTTTTTGAATATCGACCAAGCGACGCAGTTAGGGCAGCTGCTCAACGCAACTCTGAACTAGGCGAAAAGCGCCGGCTTCAGGAAGAGGCCGAATCTCACGAGCTCGTCTTACGCGACCTGGATAACATCCGGGCAACGCTTCCCTTTTTACTTCCCGAACAACACGAAGACGTTCTTTTCGCCGAAAACCGGCTCGAAGAGGGCGAGGGCGTTCTTTTCACGAACGGCACCGGTACCGGAAAAACCTACACCGGGCTCGGCATAGCAAAACGCCTCCACCGGCAGGGCAAAAAGTCGATACTGATCATCGCGCCGAACGACAAGATCCTCGAGGATTGGCGGACCAGCGCGGAAAACGTCCTCATCAATGCTAAGCGCCTTGAAAGCACGGTCGACCACGGCCGCGACGGTACCGTTCTTACCACCTACGCGAATTTCCGCGCGAATAACACCCTTATCGAGCGGGTCTGGGACGCGATCATCTTCGACGAGTCTCATTATCTTTCCCAAAACAAGGACGGCGACGAGACCGGCGCCGTGCAGATGCTTCGCGCCGTCGCGCTTCACGATCGCGGCCAGTGGAACTATCACGCCGTCAAGAATGCCGCGGAGCTCGAGCAGCTTGAGGCAGCCCGGGAAGAGAAGGAGAAAGCGAGTCGTCAGTACCGCCGGACGTATTCGGAAGCGGACAAAGGCAAATACGACGAGGCCAACGCAAAATATAAGCGATTGCTCGATGCGCTCCAGCCTCTCCAGGACGCAGCCTACGCGGAATACGATCGCCGGCGCGAAACTGAAGCGCGGCCGAAGGTGGTCTTCCTGTCCGCGACGCCTTTCGCTTACGAGAAAAACATCGAATACGCCGAGGGCTACCTCTTTTCTTACGGTCCGGACGTCGACACCGGCGGCTACAACTCCGGGAGCTCGAAGGACCGTTTCTTTATGCAGCACTTCGGTTACCGGATGCGCTATAACAAGCTCACGAAACCGGACGCCGATGTAAATACCGAGCTGATGGAGCAGCAGTTTAATTCCATGCTTCAGAAGGCGGGAGCTCTGCGCGGCCGGCGCCTCAACATCGACGTCGACTACTCGAGGAAATTCATTCTTGCGGAATCCGCGATCGGAATGAAGATCGACGAGGGCTTCCAGTACATCTGGGACCAGAGCCAGAATAAGGCCCTCGAAACGATCGAGCAGCGCCGCTTCTGGAATCTTCACGAGTACGCCCGCAAGCGTTTCAATTACCTCGCAAAACGTTTCACCCTCGAGGCCATTAACGCGCGGAGCGTGATCCCGATCGTAAAGGCGCAACTCGAGGCCGGGCGAAAGGTAGTGGTTTTCCACGATTACAACAAAAACGAGGCTATTCATCCCTTCGACTTCGGTCCTGATTTTAACGGCGTGATCAGGCTCGACGGCGAGATCTACGACGTGGGCGACGTGTACGCGAAATTCACCGCCGCACGCCCTGACCTGGTCGGCCTGGACCTGACGACCCTCGTCGCGCCTAACGAGGTTTTTCCCGCGGAGTTCGGCGACCAGGTCAAAATGTTCAACGGTACGGTACCGAAAATGAAGCGGCGCGAGGCCGTCGCCGATTTTAACGACGATGCCGGCAGCACGAAGATCCTGCTCTCGCAGTCAGACGCCGGCCGAGAAGGGATATCGCTGCACGATACTACCGGTCAATACCAGCGCGTATTGATCAACCTCGGGCTTCCTGTGCGCCCGATCGCCGCGATCCAGACCGAAGGCCGCATCTACCGCGTCGGAACGAAGACTAACGCCATCCAGCTGTATATCACGACGGGCACGAACTTCGAGCAATACGCTTTCGGCACACAGATCTCACAAAGAGCGTCGACGGCCGAAAATCTCGCCCTGGGCGAAGAAGCGAGAGCGCTGCGTCAGGCGTTCATCGACGGGTACCAGGAAGCAGTCACCGATTACGCGCCCAGCGAGAACGAGGGCCTCGGCGGAAAAGAGGGCGACCGCGCCCTTGCGGCCGCTATGACCGATTATCAAAAAGCGATCGGCTTCTATTTCGGGAAGGGCAAGAAAACCTCGAGGAACAAATCCGCGGAGGGTAAAGATTATTATGCTACTCCGGAGCCGATCGGCCTGAAGATGGTCGAGTGGGCGGACCAGCGACTCGCCGAACACACCCTCGAGCCTTCAGCCGGGCATGGCGCGATCGCGCGTTGGTTCCGTCCGGATAACCGCAAAACCGTTATCGAGCCTTCGCAGGAGCTCGCCGCGCAGCTCTCACTCGTGACCGACGGCCGTCTCGAGCGCGATATCTTCGAGAACCATCACACCGGCGCGAACAAATACCATACGATCGTCATGAATCCGCCTTTCGGATCCGGCGGGAAAACTGCGGTCGACCACGTCGCTAAAGCGGCGAAACACCTTCACAACCAAGGGCGTATAGTCGCGCTTATTCCTGATGGCCCGGCCGCGGACAAACAGCTCGAGAAGTTCCTCAAAAGCGAGGACGCAAAAGACCTGTACAAGATCGGCGATATTCATCTGCCGGGCGTAGCTTTCAAGCGGGCCGCGACGCAGGTGAGAACGCACATTATCATCCTGGAAAAACAGTTTTTCCCCGAGCACGTCAAGCAGCTCCCCAGCGGAGGAGGACTCGACCTTTCGCACTTCGACGATATCAAGGAGCTTTTCGATTACTTGGAACACGTGGAGGTCGAGCCCCGGATCGTGACCAGCGAGGCCGGGCCCGTTTCGATCACGCCGTCGCCGGCAGCCGCGGCCATGGAAGGAGCAGAAGGCGCTCCCGCGCAGACCGCCGGCGTGGGGTCCGACATGTTCGACGCGGCCGAGTTCGATCACACCACGAACGGAAATCGGATATTTGTCGCGAAACCCAAGGAGCTGCTTGATAAGGCAACCTTCAACACGCTCCGCTATACCATGGCTCCCCGGTACGGCGGATATTACTCGAAATTTAACAAAGGCGGTGCTGTCGCCGGTTTCCATTTCTCTACGGCGGCCGAGCGCGATGCGTTCATCGCCGAGGCCTCGATGCCGACGGGTATGAAGGCGGCCATTCTGCCAGGCCCCGCGCCGACTTTCTACAGCCAGGTTGAGAAGGTGATCACCGACAAAATGCCGAAGCGCGCGCCGGCCGATCAGGTCCGCGGGATACTAAAGCCCGAATACGGGATCAAGAAGGAAGAGCTGGATTGGCTCGGAATCGACGACTTTTTAGCTTCGAAGGATGCGTTCAGTAAAGACGAGGTCCTCGATTTCGTGCGGTCAAATAATGTCCAGGTTGAGGAAGTTATCAAAGGCGGCACCTTTCGGACCGGCGATATCTTTATCAAGGAATGGAACTCGGAGTCTACCGAGCGGAATGGGCGAAAGGGTAAGCTACATTATTTCCAAGCCGACATCACGAGACCACACCCGGTTTATGAAGAACACGGGCAGAAAATCCGCGTAGGCTCGATTTTCGAGGATGGTAAGATTTTCGAGGCTACGAGTGCGCAGGGCGTAAAACAATTCCATACTTTCGATGAAGCTAAAAGGTATCTGAACGATGGTGCCGAAGTACGATTTATGGACGAAGGATTAGGCAATCCCTTTGAGGCATCGCCTACAAAATACTCCGATCGTGTCCTCCCAGGCGGCGAGAATTACCGGGAACTGCTTTTAACGCTGCCGACATCCGAGTCCGCGCTTACGTCCGATCAACTCACGCGGTACCAAAAGCTCGATGCGATGGATACGGGAGATGTGTCCATTGCCCAGCGCCAAGAATGGGAAATGCTGGCTAACCGTAAAAATCTCAATAGTGCGAACGACAGAATTTTTCAGTCTAAGCACTTCGACGAACCGAATATCCTCGCCCACATTCGGTTTAACGACCGGACTGATGCCGACGGGAAGAAAACACTGTTCATCGAGGAAATTCAATCGGACTGGCACCAGGCGGGGCGCGAGCAAGGATACAGTCCGAAGGGGCCTCAAAAACAATATTTCCTTCGCAAACCAGATGGCGATATCGGTCAAGATTTTGCCTCGAAAGAAGAGGGCGAGCAGTTCTTTGACAAAAATCCGCATGCGGGCAGTTTAGATTCATTTATAAATAACGAAACAGGGGTTCTCGACGCTCCGTTCAAAAAATCATGGCACGAACTCGCATTTAAGCGCGCCCTTCGGTACGCCGCTGAAAATGGCTACGGCGCTGTCGCCTGGACCACCGGGGAGACGCAGAACGACCGATACGACCTTTCGACGCAGGTTAAAAGCCTGTCTTATACCTATTCCGACGGCCAGTACGGCATCAAGGGCGTGAGCCTGAGAGGTAATCCGTTCGACATCGGTGTTTACGACGAAGCCGGTCTCGCCGCTGCCGTCGGGAAAGAACTGGCCGAAAAGATCAAAACCGACCGGGAAGGCGGGCTGCTCACGAAAGAATATACCGGCGACAATTTGAAACTCGAAGGCTCCGGGATGAAGGGATTCTACGACAAGATCATCCCGAATTTCGTCGACAAATACACTAGAAAATGGGACGCGAAAGTAACCCCCGCGGAAATCAATACGAATCAATACGGTGTGGTTCAGAGTGGAACTGGTGACTTCTACATCGTCGGTAACGATTCGAAGCCTATTGGAGAGAAAAGTGCCGCACGTCCTTACAAAATAGAGGAAAATGCGGAAGCTGCTGCGAAGCGCATGAATACTCAAAAGGCTCATGCGGTTGAGATAACGCCCGAGATGCAGATATCGGTAATGCAGGGCCAGCCACTCTTCGCTACACGGCTGCCGGGCCAAAAATCCTATGACGAGATCGTCGGCGCGTCCCTGGGAGACCTTATCGCGCCGATGCGCGTCGAGCTCGACGGCCCAAAATCGTACCGGATCAAGCTCAACGCCGAGGCCGCGGAGTTCCTGCGCCGCGTCTACCAGGAGATCCGTTTCCAACAGACGAAAACACAGGCTTTCGAGGTCCCGTTCTACGCGCTTTTCGATATTTTGAAAGATACGAAATCGAATCGCGAGTTCACGGCGAAAGTCATTCGTTTCATAAACGACCAGGCAAAAGAGGCGCAGCGGCTCGGCTACACGACGAACGAGGTCCTCAATATCAAAAACGTGGCCGACGCGATCGAGATTGCTGCCGAGAACGGCGCCGGCGGATTCATTTTTTACGTCGACGATCGCTTCCTCCCCGAGGAAGAATTCCACCGCGCCGGCTACATGATATTTAACGCCGCGATATCCGAAGACCGGTTCGCGGACAACCTGAATCATCACACGGCCGTAGAAAAATACAAGCAGATCTACGGCGCGTATTTGGACCAATTTCCGGCAAGCGTCCGCGACGCTGTTGCCTGGGACGAGACCGCGGCAATACTGGCCCGCGGAGGCATGGAGGAGCTTGGTGTTTCGGAAGACGAAGCGGTAGAATACTTAGCAGGATTTTTCGAATCGATCGCCAAACGCCTCGAAGAGAAAGGCATCAATGTCGAGCAAGCGTTAAAGAACTACGATGCCGTTCGGGAGCAACACATCCGTGAGCAAATCAGACGAACGACCGAAGAATACCGATCTAGGCGAGAGAAAGCTGGAAGACCTGGCCGAGACAGTGAGCAAGGTGGTCAAAAACCCCAAAGCCCTCCGGGAGAAGATCCGGGATCACCTCCGGGTGGCGCAGGTGGAGAAAGATTTAACCTCGGACCCCCTGTCCTCAAGGGACCAGGAATAGCTTCACTTCCGGAAACCCTCCGGGCCCACGGCTACGAATCCGACCGTAAAACCTACGACATAAGATCTCACGACGATGTGCGCCGCGCAGTCGCCGAGATGGCGGACTATGCCAACGTCGCGGAGATCATCTACCAAAAACTGCTTAGTGGCAAGGACCTCTCCTCCGTCGATACCGGGTTAGCTATCGAGCTGGTCCAGCGCCTTCAGCGCGAAGCCCGGGCGGACCTGAAAGCCGGCAAGAAGGACTTTTACGAAGCGAAGAAAGGCCAAGCCGCGCAGATCGCCGATATTCTCGACGAGAAGCTGCGCGAGGCCGGCCGGTTTATCGAGGCCGTGAAGCTGATGGAACCGTTCTCGCCCGACTTTATCGTCGAGACGGCTAAGCGCCGAATGCAGCGCTTCGATCCGGACGCTGAAATGACGCCCGACCTCGAGGCCGAGCTGCTGAAAATGGCAGAGGAGCTCGAGGAATCGAAAAACGCCGTCGACGAGCTCACGCGCAAGTACGGCCGCCTGGACCGCCGGTTCAAAAAATACCGCGAGCTCGATCGAGTGGAGCGGCAAAAACGCCGTCGCGCCCGAAGGGCAAAAAACAGGATATCCCGCGCCAAGGAATCCATAATCAAAAAGCTCGCCGAAAAAGAGAGCGATATCATCGACAAATTCCGTGACCGGTTTAACCCGCCGACGGACATGAAAGCGGCGAATATGACGGCTATGAAGGCCGCGGACGTGACCACGGCCCAGAATGTCGGCTTGACGGACGAAGAGCTTAACGAGCTCGCAGAGTTCGGCGCCCTAGAGCTCGCCCGCGGAATGATCAAGCTCGAGCCCGAAATGTTCACGCTGCGCCTGCAGGAGATCTTCGGAGCGGGGATCCGTCCTTTCGCAGATCAGATCCATGCCCGGAGCTACGCGAAATACAAGGAGCTGCTGCGCGAGGAAAACAAAAAGAACGCCCTCGAGCGCCTGAAAAGCGCGAATCCGGACCTGAACGACGCAGAGATCGATCAGCTGTATACCGAGCGCAAAGAAAAGCAGAAGGAAGCCCGGAAGATCGCGAACGCGCATCTGAAGCAGGCCAGGGCCGCGGATCCCGAAGCGACCGGTAAGAAGTCCCGCGCGGCTCGACGTGGCAGCACGAGCGCAGGGACCAGCGGGACCGATACCGATCCGGCGCTTACCCCGCTGCAGCAGGCCATTATCGACGAGGCCGAGAAGCAGGATATCGACCCGATCCTTCGCGAGACCTCGCTGATGCTGGCCAACCCCAAGACGCGCGACTATAACGGCATCGCCCGCGTCCTGAACGACCGCCACGGCCTCACCAAAGAGGAAGCCGACCGCATGATCGGCAAAGGTTTGGCGTTCGTCCGGGACGTGAAGCGGGTCCGCGCGGAAAAAGTGCAGGAAGCACGAGCTGAGAAAGAGGCCGAACTGACCGACGAAGCAAGGGCCGAGATCGACGCCGCTCACGCACGCCATCGCCAAGCGGAAAACGAGCTTCGGAAAAAACTCGACGCTCTCTCGAGAAAACCGGTCGGCTATATGCCGCGCCTCCGGAGGATCTGGAAAGGCCTGCTTATCTCCTCCTATAAAACCGCGTTCAATAACGCGATATCGGGCGGCTTTACGATCGGCGTCAGGACCGCGACGGATACGATCGACCTTTTCCTTCGGAAAGCGGCTACCAAGGGGAAGATCAAGCTCGGAGAAGACGGTCTGGATCCAAAGCTCAAATTCCGCGACATTCTTGCCCTGCAGGCGTGGAGAGCTCTCCGATCGCGCCGGATGGCCGAAGGCATCCTCGATCGCTACGCTTATCAATACGAAATGATGTTCGGCCGGTATAACGCCGATATCGAGGCCGACGTAAAACACGACCAGGTAGACGGGAACAAAGCCCTGGCCAAGGTCGACAAAGGTGCCGATGCCGCGTTCCGCGGCGCCGAGTGGTTTGTCGACAAGGTGAACATCTTCAACATGGTCCAGGAGTTTCACGTCCGTTCGATCGAGTTCATCCGGGTGATGAACCGGATAGCGAAAGAAAAGGGGCTGGACCTTAACAAGATTTGGAGCGATCGCAATATCGAGCGGTACTTCACAGAGGAAGAGATAGAGCAGGCCGTCGACGCGGCCCTGCAGGCTACTTATGCCGTACGCCCGGATCCGACGACGGTCGTCGGAAAGATCGCCAGCGAATACAACAACCTTATGAACCGCTCGGTCCTCGCTGCTTTCGCGCCGATCGAGCCCGCTATCTTCATGTCGTTCATGTACAACGCGGGCCGGTTTATCACGGACTATAATCCGTTCCTTCATCCGCTGAAGAATATCGTTTTGGTATCTGCCGGCAAGAAGAGCTATTCGACGAAAGACGCGGCAAAATTCGGGACGGGATCGGTCCTTTTCTTCCTCGCCATGGCCGGCGTCCGCGCCTTTGGAGGCGACGACGATCGCTGGTATGTCTGGACGATTGCCGGCGTTCCCGTCGACATGCGTAGCTACCAGCCGTTTACGTCGTTCATTTACTTCGCCGACGTGATCAACCGCGCCATTGAAGGCCGGACACCTATCGAGAGCTGGAAGGATATCATCGAGCAGTCGACCGGGTTTACTACCCGCGCGGTAACCGGAAACGCCGCACTCGAGTTTTTCGATATTGCCGCGGATTATTTCTTCCGTAACAAAGCGCGTACCGGCGAAAGGATGGCCCAGCTCGGCAAGAACCAGCTGGGCGGGATCGTTGGAGCTCCTTTCAATTTCATGCGGGTCGCCAAGGACCTGGTCGCAGCGTTCGATGAACAGGAATCCGTCGAATACGATTACCTGGACAGCCCGGTCCTCGGCCAGGTACACCGGCGCTTGCCCTTCAGCTCGCACTTCTGGCAATTCGCTCCGCGAAAAGACTACGTCACCGGCCAGATCATTCACCGGCGCCTGCCCAGCCTCGGCCTGTTCGGAGTAACCGCGTATGCGGACAATTACCGGCAGCAGACCGTGGCGGAGGAAGCGGCCTACGCGATGCGCGAACCGAAAGAGCGGGAAAATACGCGCCTTCCGGACGAGCAGCGCCGGGCCGATGCCTTGCGCTCGATCGCGCGGGCCCAGGAAAAGGGCATCGATACCACCGAAGCGATAAACCGCGCCGTCGCCGAGGGATTGACCACCGAAAAATTAGGCGAGATCCTGCTAAACAATAAAGGCAAGATCCCCGTCATTATCGCGATCGAGCGGAACAGGCTCCAGCTCGACGAGATCAAAAGACTTCTCCCGCTTGCGAACGCGGAGGAAAAGCCCGTTATCGAGGCGCTCATTGCCGGCAAAGAGAAGAAAACGGAAGAGAGCAAAGCGAAGGACGCGAAAAAGGACCTGATCACCGAGACGATCCGAGAACTCGGAAAGCTCGAGCGGGATAAGCAGGGCACCTTAACGCCGACAGCGCACAAGACAATGTCAGACAGGCTCCAAAAGATGTTAGGCGAGGGGAAAATTACCGAGTTGGACGTCAAGGAGATCACCCGCGCGATCAACCAGGGCAAAACGCCGGAATTGCTCTCTCTCGACGACGTGAGCGGTAATAATTTCATTGAGCAGCTTCAGGCGCAGCTTAAAACCGCGACGCCGGCGGAAAAGGAAAAACTGTTCGCCCGGCTTCGTCAGAAATGGCAAAAGGCCCGGAGCTCGGAAAACAAGGCTATATACGATGCGGAAATGAAAAAGCTCGGTGTACCCGCGATTCCGCCTCCTCCGACAGGTAAAACGAAGCTGGGCGATTTCGAGCAGCCACTTATCCCCCGGCGAATATCGCCCGAGTTCATCAAGGATATTTTGGCGAGCCTCCCTCACAGCCGCCGATGGGACAATCAGCGCGAGTCCGAAAATGTTGACGACCAGCGCGCCGATTCGCTCATTCAGCAGATGGTATGGGCCATGGACGAAGAGGACGAAGTAACGATCGGCGAGATAAAGCGTAAGATGATGAAGGTGCCGACCGATGATCAGCAGCGCGGCTATATTCGCCAATTCGATCCAAAATTCGCGGACACGCTCAAATGGATAGCCAACCAGCCGCGGGCTAGTCAGAATATCGAGGATCGCCGGCAAATGGCAGACCCGCCGCCGCCGACAGTTCTGGAGTATATGATCGACTGGATCACACGCCAGCGAAACGAACCGATAGATCAATAGGGCAAGTTGCAGTTCCGGGCTTGCCGGTATCCGGCGGCTTTAGCTTCGTCTATAGTCGAGAACCAAACGATATTTTCTTCCGTCACATCGTCGTAATTTTGGCATCCTGGAATGTGATAAATGAGCGAAGCTCGATTGCCTTTAATGATCTTTCCGGGCGGCGGCGGCGAGGTTGTTAGGTATGAGACTGCGATCACAAGAACTATGATCCCCATAAGCGAGCCAAGGACGATCTTGAATACCCTCTGAAATAAGTCGGGTTTTTCCTTAGACATAGCCGAAAAATAACATTTAAACGGAAAGATAGTAAATTTTTAGTACGGTATCCACAACAGTTGGTTGAGCGCTCCGTTGAAATAAAAATCGCAGAAAGTCATCCATAGACCGGTATCGCGCAGCACATCGCACTGGATAACTTTCCACGCGTACGGATCAGGCCGTCCGTCAGGAGAGTACTCGTAATACCTCTCCGCGGCCCGTTTGAGCTGCGCGAGGGCGAGTTCGTCCAGGTATTTGAGCCGGTAATGGTGCTTGATAAATAATTGTGGATCCGGTGTGAACGGTTTCGGGCTCATATAAAGCTTCTTCGATTTCCGCGGCCGCGGCCTCCTGCATATCCGGCATGACGTGGCTATAGGTCTTCAGGATCATCTCAACGGAGGATCCGAGCCTTTCGGCGACGATCTTCGGATTTACCTTGCCGAGCAAAAGCGTGGCGGCCGTGTGGCGCAAAGTGTAGAGGTTATAGTCGGACGAGAGGCCAAGCCGGGCCAGCAGCGGCTTCAGGTACCGCTTGCCCAGATTGGAGCTCGACATAGGCGTGAACGTCGTCGACGGGAAAACGAGGCCGAGCTCGTTCTCGTTCACCAGCTGGTCTTCCCGGTGGAGAATCAGCCGATCGCCGAGCCGGCGCGAGAATTTTACCGATCGATAAGAGTTTCGAGTTTTCGGCGGACCAAAATAATAGCTTCCGCCCTTTGTATTGAACACCAGCGCCCGGGAGACGCTGGCCGTGCAGCCGTCCAGGTCGATATCGGTCCAGCGAAGCGCGAGGTATTCCTCCGGCCGCATTCCGGTCTCGAGCGCGAATTCGAAGAAGATCCCGCGCGGCGCCGAAGCGCAGGCCGCGAAGAAGGTCCTCGCTTCCTCTCGCGTCAAAGGGCGTTTTTCGTTCTTGGATCCGCGCGGCATCGTCAGACCGGTCGCCGGATTCTTTTCGATCAGCTTCCACTCGACCGCCTTTTTGAGCGCCGCGTTAACGACGGTAAAGAGATATTTGCGCGTCCGGGGCGAGAGCCCGCGCTTCTTCATCCCCTGGAAGACGGCCTGCATGTCGCGGTGCGCGAGCTGCGCGATCGCCAGCTCCCCGAGCGATGGGCGGATATACCGGGCGAGGATCGCTGAATAATCCTGATAGGTCCGCGGCTGGATAGTGTCCTCGATATCGTCGAGCCAGCGGTCGAGAAATAAATTTAGGGTTTGTTCGCTCTCCTGGAGAGCTTCGGCGAAGGCGCGGTCGATCCGCGCGAGAACAGCGTCGACGCCGGCCTGCGTCTGGTCCCTGCAGATCCTCCAGATCGGGTGTTTTACCCGGTCAATTTTTTTTCGGACGTACCACTTGCCGCCCTTGACGGTGACGTATTTCGGAAGCGGTTTTTTACGAGGCATTGGCTTTTGCCCTCCCCTAGCGATTTCTTTCTACACTTTTTTCTACAATCTTTCGGCAGAATTAAGCCGATTTCAACACTTTACAGTGCAGAAAACGGTGTAGAGAATCGCAGGCAAAATAGGCAAAAGCCGCAATAAACAAAGGGTTAAATCTGGTAGGCCGTGCAGGGATTGAACCTGCGACCCGCGGATTAAGAGTCCGCTGCTCTACCAACTGAGCTAACGACCCAGAAGCAAAAAGGATTATAACAATTAGAAAAATAAAGTCCAAGTGGAGTTAGCCGGGGTGTTGGTTTTGGTTTGGGTTTCCGAGTGAGAAGTTATTTGCATTTCTCGTCCCGCAGGGACCGATGTGAAAATAGCCCATCTATGAAGTTGATTTGGAAGTCAAGCTGTTTTTCGGCAAAGGAATGCCGTTACGCCGGTTGGCGCTGGTATTTTGCTTGGCTGGTCGACAAAAGAAACCCCATTCTCCTTTTATAGGTTTAGCTTTGTTTTTGCATGTCGAGCGCTTTACAGGCGACTCAATCATCTATTCGGCAAGGACGCTTCGTCCTGCTCATGAAACTTGCTTCGCTCATTCCGGAACCTTTTCCCGAAATGGCTGGCCGTGCAATCAGCGAACAAAGACCCGATTCCTGGAACCGGACTTTCCTGGGCTACCCGCACAAACCAACTTCGCCCCGCCGGCAAAACTCCGCATAATCTATTCCATCTCTAAGCATGATGAAACAGTTTGCGAGGAGCTTTCGGGCCGCGGCAACCTTTGCCTTCGGCTTGCCTCTCCGGCGGCTAACCCTTGCATAGAACTCTCTGAGACGGCGGTCTTTGCTTGTCTGTGCTGCCTGGACCAGCAGGAACCTCACCAGTCGCGACCCATGTTTGCTGATCCTCCCTATCCGGCGTTTCTCGGCCGATGACCCCTCCAGCGGGTCGAGCCCGATAAATGCCGTCACCTGCTCCTTTCTTCGAAAACGGCTGACATCTCCCAGAGTGTGAACAATAGCCAATGCCGTTAGCGGCCCGACACCTGTATGCGTCATCAAAAGCCGTGCCCGCTCATCCGCTTCGGCTTCCTTATCGAGCCTCTCCTTCAACGCCTCGAGCTCCTGTGTCATCGAATCGTAAACCGCCGCACGAGATGTGAGCAGGTACCGCTCGACTTCGCTCTCGACCGCCTTCTCCATCTGCTCCCTGGCCGTCTTCCCTTTGGTCCGGAACTTCGAGAGCCCTCGCCTCCTCACCGCCGCCTGCATCTGATTCGCTACACTCGTCCGCTTCCGCACCAGAAAATGCCGGTAATTCAACAGGTCCAGCATCTCCCGCGACCTCTTATCCCGCCGCATTACCTCCGGAAAATGCCCGTTCTCCAATAGATCCAGTATCGTCTCCGCATCTCGGCTGTCCGTCTTGTGCCTCGAGAGTGCCATTCTCCTGATCAGCCTCGGATTGCCGACCACCACCTTGTGGCCCATCTCCCCGATCAGATCCTCGAACCACTCCAACCCTCCGCTCGCTTCTACCCCGATCACCGCCCCTTGCTCAAACTGCAAGTAAAACCGCTTAAGCTCTTCCTTATTCTCATGTTTCAAAGATCGTATCCTCAGCTCCCCGGTTTCCTTATCCCATGAGGTGGTCAA